GTGAGTGAGTACATGGAATCGCCGCAGGCAAGGAACATGGTCAATTATAAGCAGGTTGAGGCCATGCTAGATAAGCACGTCATAAAACCATACGGTGGCTATATAGTCGATGATATGGACGCTATGATGTGGGAGGGAATTTTTAGAAAGGTAGCTAATGGTGGCGCGCCCGTTCAGGCCGGGATAGTCTTAAACAGGATGAAGGCGGTTATAAAATATGCCATGCGCCGCCGCCGCGTGGAGCGTGACGACATATCATTGCTACGCGTGAAAGACGTAGGCAAAAACCCGGCGCAAAGGAAACGCGTCTTATCAATACAAGAGATTCACCATCTAATCAGCATTATAGACAGTTCAAAAATGGCGCGGCTAAATCAGATATTGATGAAGCTGATTATATTCACCGGATGCAGAACAAGCGAACTAACAAACGCAAGGCGCGAACATTTCGATCTTGATAACTGCGTGTGGACCGTGCCGGGTGCATTGAGTAAGAACAGAAATGAGTTTAAGCGCGGTTTATCCGACGTTAGCGTTGATTTATTGCGTGAAGCTATGGATTTGCACGGCTTTAATTTTATCTTCGTTCCCGTGCTTTCTGGAAGGGATGAAGCGGTAGACAGGAGCGTGCCGAAAACAGCCGCAAGGGATTTGATGCTAAGGATGGGCGGCGAGCCGTGGTCGTGTCACGACTTGCGCCGCACTGTAAGGACAAACCTTTCAGCGCTTGGCATTGCGCCGCACGTAGCAGAAAAGGTTTTAGGTCATAAACTGGCGGGAATGATGGCTATATATGATCAGTATGATTACGTGAAGGAGCAAATAGAGGCGATGAATAAACTGGCTGATTACTACATGAAGCCCATTGATTTACAAAATGAAATAACATCCTGATAACGGTAAAGAGATCCGCCGCGCTTTAATGCTGGCATCCCCTTAACAGGTTCAGGGAAAGGAGTTCCCGCATCTTTCCATTTTTTAACGAGCTTAAAAAAGGCGGACTTACTAAGCCCGCCTAACATTTTTTGCACTTGCTCGCGATTAATAAGTATTGTGCCGATCTTATCCATTATCTTTTCCCCGTGTATTCAACGTGTCCGATACATCCATCAATAATAGCTTGCGCCATATTGCGATAATCGCACGAAAAATCATTGTCATGGTTAAAGTCAATCTCTTTTGCCGCGTCTTCACCAATCACCTTAGTAGCCAGCGCAAACGCGATTTCAGCAAGTGCTTTTTCTTTAGGATCAACGTATAAAAAATAATTACAAAAACCCCAATCAATGGTATGTTCTTGCTGTTTACTGCCTTTTTCAGTGTACACGCCGAATTTATCACCGACAAATTTAAACATTACAATCCCAACTAGATAACCATCAGGATAATAACACTCCAACCACACGCCGCATGGCGGCTTTTCTCCTTGCTTCCATTCCGTTTTTTCTGGTTGCGTTTCGCAGTCGCAGCGTTCATCTTCGATTAATTCATCAATAACTTCACTTTCTTTATTCATACCGTCATCATCCTTTTCAGAGAAACGTATAAAGCGCCACGTATTAGCCATCAATGTATAAGATTCGCCGCCAACCTTAGATCCTGCGTAATACTCCATACCAAAATCGTAATAACTTAAAAACGTTGCCACTTCGAAAGACGGAATATCAGCGCGGAATCTGTGGATCATTTTGCCTATCGCATGAGGTGTTTTAATTGCCATGTTACGCCACCGTTACATTGTCAACTTTGATAAAGTATTCAGGATGGTTTTCTATTTCGTGTTGAAAGTGCGCGTGACACAATCGCCACTCGCGCGCCTGGTTGTGAAAATAGTAAACGTATTCGCCATCAATCTTATACAAAATTCCAGTAGGTTTAGCCATGTAGTAACTAACCATTATTGCCCCCAATACTTAGATTCAGCTTCCTTTCTCGCATTTATTGCGTCACTTAATTTTTCAAAATACCCTATAAATAAAGTAACACCATCAACTTTAATTCTAACCTGCCATTTATTATATGCTTTATACCATGATACACCCATGCATCCGCTATTAGTCTTAGGAGGTTGGTTCCTCATATTAACCCTATGAGTAACAAGGCGTAAATTCTGAATTAAATTATTGGATGGATTCCTATCTATATGATCCACCTCATACCCAACAGGGATTGGGCCGTTGTGCATTTCCCAAACAATCCGATGAACATAATAACGCCTTTTATTTATGCTTACCTTCATGTATCCGCGATGGCTGAAACTTCCAGCCAATGCTCCAGCCTTTATTTTGCATGAAGGATTCACCTTCCAATACAAAAATCCTTCCCTATATTCAAAGTAATAATGCCAATCAACCATTATATACTCTCCACGTTGATAATCTTACACCATTGGCGACGCACCATGCTTCGATATATTCCATTAATTCGTTTAAATCTCGTTTGCTTAAAGTTGTAGTGCTTACCCTTATATTGATAAACTCACCTTCAAGCCCTGGAATTATTTCAGCTTTATACCCAGTAGCAATCATCCATCCAGAAACAAATAAACCCTTCCAAAAATCAATGGTTCTTTTTTTGCCTAAATACTCAGCTTGCCTTGCTATATCAGATAGCATGGCGTGCAGTCTCGCATTTTGACTTAGCGAGCGGGTTTTCTCCTGGATGGTAATTATCAGCGGGCTTTTGCTATCAGGCTGGATCTCTCTTATCTGCCTGACAGCATTTTCTTTCACGGCGTCGTTTACTATCTCAAATCTAATTTGCCTCATGATACACCGTTACTATTTTTCCACTGCGCCCGCGCATACATGATCGCCCGCAAAGAAATTAGGCGCGAGCTTGTCATAAAAGCGCTTTTTAAGTACCTCATATCAACAACAACAGGCTTATCAGGATCGTCACCTCGCATGTATTCCGCAATCGTGCTCAAGTCTTCAACTGTTAAATCTAACTCTTTATTCATGATCTCACCTTACACAATCCGCATTGTGTTCCGTAATTCACCGCGCAACGCCTGCAAAGCGTAACGAATCGGCACAAAAGCCCGGTTAAATTTTACGTGCCTGTACTTGCGCATTAGTGGAGGTGTATAAACCATCGCGCCGCAAGAATTGCATGGAAATTTAAAGTGAGATTCGTCAATGAATGTTTCAACTGAATAAAAAATTACACGTCTCATAATTCCAACCCCGTTTCACCGTTAAGTTTTTCAATCTCAAATACTGGTTTATCCGGTAGCAGGCCGTTATTTTTCCGGTATTCGTTCAGGCGGCTGTCAAAGTCAAACGCCAAATCATTAGCGTGACCGAAGCGCCCAGGTTTAAACAATGAGTAAAAATTTACCCCGTGTCGGTTAGGGTCAACGCAAAGCGTTTCATCAATAACCATTAAACGCAGAGTACGAGATAGATAATTCCACGGTATTCCCGTTTCAGCGCTAATGTCGCGCATACGCTTTTTAACGCTGTAGTCACTAAATAACGACGCAACACTCTCACGACGTTCAGCATATAACTGTTTAATACGATAGCCCAGCAGACGGCGGCGGCGTCCAAAACATGTATATACGCGCTCGACGATACCGTTTTTTATTAAGTGTTTAATTGCCTCAGGAAGTAACCCGTTTTTGTCATATCCAGCCAATAACCCCGTTTTATTGCGTAACTGGTGCATTGTTGCGATGCCATCAAGTTCAAGGATATTGATAACTTTTGTTTCAAGTTCAGCGCTCATTGTTTTTAGCCTCATTTAAAACGCGATAACAGCCACCAGAAAGCGGTAAACTTTCCGGTAAGCCGTTTGCTCATATTGATTAAAAAGATGTGTTATTCTGATTGTTTCGTTGGTTAAAACGGCTTGTGCGATGATTCATTGACTGAATACACGCTGCGGCTGCGCGCGCCTGGTCGCATGGCAAGATATTACCGTTGTCATCAAACCGCTGGTAAACAGTTCCAGACTTACCATGACGGTTTTTTGACACAATGATTTCCATGTATTCGCGGGCAACAGACTGCTCGTCGTAATACCCATCGCGGTAAACCATGATGATCCTGTCGGCATCTTGCTCAAGGTTGCCAGAATCACGAAGATCAGAATTGTTAGGGCGCTTGTTCGGTCGTTCCTCAACGCGGCGTGACAGTTGCGCCAGCGCCAACACTGGTACACGCAATTCTTTCGCCATCATCTTTAACGACCACGATAATTGCCCCACGGCGAGATCGTGACGTTCTGCCTTAGCAAGCTGCATTAAACCGATATAATCAATCATTACCATACCCAAGTTCGGGTGATCCTGCTTCATGCGTTCCGTTGTTGCGCGTATTTCCTCAACCGTTAACTGCGATGCGTCAACGATCCACACCTCAAGGTTAGCAAGTGCGCTCATCCCCTGGCCTACATGCGCCCACCCCTCATCATCAAGTTTTACCGGATTGCGCAGGCAGTCAGTTGATAAATTGCCAGCGCCAGCGATAGCGCGTTCAGTCATCTGATCGAGTGACATTTCAAGCGTGAAGAACAAAACGCCAACCCGCTGATCCTTGCTTCCAGGGTAAGGGCGTTCAGCAGCAGCGCGTGCAATTGTCAGCGCCAACGCAGATTTACCAGACCCAGGGCGTCCGGCGAGAAGCACTAAATCAGTAGCGTTAATGCCGCCTAACATTTCGTCGAGTGGTTCTATCCCTGTTTTGATGTTGTCAGAATTGACACCGCATTCCATGCGCTTACTTAAAACTTCTGTGTACTCCTGGACCGCATCGCGCAACAGAACGGGGATAATCTTGTCTTTCGTTACCTTTAATTTTGAATACCGGGAATCAAAATCTTTCATCGTCTCTTTGACGACCTCTAGCGTCCCCGTCTCCAGCTTGTAGCGTATATCGTCGATAAGTTCCAACATCTGCCGCCGCTGGTGCTCTTCACGTAGTAACTGTGCGTATCCCTTCAGGTTGGCAGCAGAAGGGCACGATCGCGCCGTTTGCATCAGCGGTACGAAATTTTCATTACCAATCTCATCACCGACCAGCAATGCATCGATGAGATTCCTGTTTCTGGCTTGTGCCCGGATAACTTCAAACGCACGTTTATAAAGCGGGATCGTGAACACTTCAGGATCAAGTGTGGCGAGAACATCTTGCGCGTTAGGAGTAAGGCCACCTAACAGTAGCCCGCCGATAACTGACGCCTCACGTTCCTGCCGTAGCGAGTTTATTTGCTCAGTTACCATTATGTTATTGCCTCCGGTTTACAAAATGGAATATTCATGGTAAAGAAATGCCGTGATTGCTATGAAAGTTATACATTCTTTCAGCTTCTTTTCTTGCTTTTACGGCATCATCAAATGAGTCACCGTAATAAACGTATATTGTTTTCTTTTTCCCATCAGACCCCCTTATACCTATTTGCGCACGCCATTTATTGGTTTTCTTGTTCCACGTAACGCCAACGCATCCGCTAGTGTTACTTGATGGCATTGTTTTGTTTCTGTTATTCTCCTTCCTTGTCACCATCCTTAAGTTTTCGATTCTATCATCACCAGGTACATGATTTATGTGATCTATTTCCATTCCATCAGGAATAGGGCCGTTAAACATTTCCCAGATAATGCGGTGACGCCATGTGCAACAAATACCATTAACGCGTACAGTCCAATATCCGCGATAATGTTTACATCCAGCCACGCTACCTGCTTTTATTTTGTTGTTTGCACGATTACAAGACCAATATAGAACGCCGTCACTATAGGTAAATAAATCATCCCACATTATGACACTCCACCATTTCAGGCCTATATACAAAGCGACCAATTTCGCCATAGTCAGGACTGTAAATGATAACCGCAGCGCAACGTTGCGATCTCCATCCTCCATTAGTTGAATAAGCGTCTTTTCCCGCTAACGTGCCATGATGTTCAACTATGCCTATAGATGATTCTGTCACTGATTTATGGTGCAAATGGCCCACATGTACGTAAACATATTTTGACTTGCCAAAGTCTTCCCGCCAGTCAGAGACGCAAGCAGACAATAAATTTTCAGGCTTTTTGATAGTGTGCCCGTGGTGGTAAGCAAGGAACGTTTTTCCGTACTGTGTGTGGTGGACGATGGCAGGGGACACATCAACCGTCACGCGCGGTTCATCTTCGTAAAAAGCCGCCAGCGCCGCACGTAGCCAAATCATACCAGACTGGTCATGATTCCCTGATAACACCTGGATTTCCACATCCTTATGATTTAGCAACATCTTCCCTACCGCACGACGGACAGACCGGATCGCCACATAAACAAGTTTTGCGTAGCGACTATCTTGATCAAGAATGTGCCCGCTTGTTGGCGTCACCGGGACCATACCGTCAGAGTGAAGCAGATCGCCACCGAGAAGCAATACAGCTTTTTCAGACATCGGCGCAGCGCCAACGGCGTAGTCAAAGAAGTCATTCAACACGCGCTCAGCGATCCCAGTGTCGTAGCTCTCGCCGCATTCAGCTTTATGAGCAAGCGCCCCGATATGCAGATCAAATACCGGATAAAGAGCCAGGCTTTTTTGAAAATCAATTTCCGGAACTGGCACGGCCTCCGCGCGTGGTATTTCATCCGTGAAAGCGTCGCGTGCAGCTTCCATTAGCATTTCCATTTCGTCGCGGTCACGGGCTGTTTTAATCCAGCGCATGACTGTATTCCCGTTATTGTCAACAAGCACTGACTCGCCAGTAACGCTAAAACCAGGCGCGCGGCGTGTTGATATTAAACCGCGTTTTGCCAGTTTTGCGCCCAGGCGTTCGACATTGCGTTTAGACATGCCGTACTTTTCAGCGATCTGTTTGTACGTTAAACCGTTGTTGTATTCAGCGATCAATTGTTCATCGCTGATTTTTCTTTGCGACATAATGTTAATTCCTCCAGTTAACAAAATGTATACCTACTTACAAGCAAAAAGTTCAGATACCCAAATCTGGCCCTTAGCAGTAAATAGTGATTGGACGTAACCATCAGCCGAACATTTTACCACTCCATAGCCTTCATCTACGAACCACTGTTTGAACATACGCCCGCCGCGCTTAATTCGAGTATCGTACACGTCAACCTGTTCAAGTTTTTTGTTGAGTTGCGTAGCAGTCATACCCAAAGGCTTGGCAACCTGTGTAGCATTGCGATGCTGTTTATTTTTTACAATCGCATCACAGACAGCCGCTTTTGGCGCTAATTCCTTGTTTTCCAGCGCCAGACGATCAACTTCTTTCTGTGCTAATCGTTTTTTCTCCACCTCATCCGCCCATGCGCGAGCCGCAGCGACTGGGTCAGTGAAATCCGGCAAAGCTGGTTTAAAACCGTAATGTCCATTTTCACGCAAAGCAGGGAGAACCTCCTCACACACCCAATCCTGGAAGCGCTCAGCCGATTCTATTTTTGAACGCATCACCAGACGGTAAACATCTGATTCATGGATTAGCGTTACTCCTTGCGGGATTGGAGTGAATCCCAAATGTTCCATTTCAGAACATTTTATTTTTATCAATGACTTACAGTGGTCACTAATTGCTTTTTGCGGAGTTGCGTACCCTAACGCCCGCGCCACATCCATTGCAACGAAAGCAGGTTTACCGTCATAAATTACAGCAGTGATTTTATTGTTATCAAAATTAAAACTCATCAACTCAGACATTGTAATTTCTCCGTAAAACGCGCTACAACGCAAAAATCCCACCGCGTAACCCGATTGCACAGGTTGCAGTGTCTTATTGCGTCAGAGGCGCTTTCAGGTGGCTAATTTTTGACTTACAGACTGGTATGAAGGTTATGGATTGACAAGAAGGAACAAACCGCCGAACAACGCTACGTTAACAGCGATTGCAGCAGCGATGGCAAAAGCCAGGGCGAAAATGTGTTTACCGTCCATTTTAAAATCCTCTCTAAAACGCTCTCTAACGAGATAAACATCTAAAGGTATGCAAGTGTAGCACCCAATGCAATTTAGCTCGCTGGTGAGCTTGCTTGGTTGGTTATTTTGGGTTTTTGTGTATCGTGGTTGGTCAAAGAGCGCCAGCGCGTGTATCACGTAGCGTTTTTGGTTTAAGCAGGAAATCAAGTGTCGCAGTGAAGCCATTGCCGAAGTAAAAATCTGAAGCCGTGTTTTTGAACGCTTCAAAGTAGGCGATAAAGCCGTTAATGCTTTTGTCTTTCAGGTAGTCAGTGAACGCATAGATCTTGCGTTCAAGATCACGATCAAGTTCGGCAGGTGGCAACAGTCCATCAAACGTGATGTTAAACTCTTCCACCACATCGGCAGCGTTTACAGTAGCTGTAACTCTTCGCCATTGTTCAGCCTTTGCCCGGTATTCATCAAAGCGGCTTACCCTGGCGATCTTTATCGGTTCCGGTTTAAACGACCATGTTTCCGCTATCCAGTCGATAACCATGATCAAATCTTCTTCAGTATATGCGCCTCGTGTTTTTGTCTTCTTCAGTAGGTTAACAAAGTATTTTTTCTCCTTATGCTTGCTATTAAACTTGTTGTTATAGTGATCGAGTACGCGCGACGCTGCCAAATCAGCCACCCGATCTTCTTCGCTGATAGACTCGTCTTTTTCCAATACACGAAGTGTATTGTTCTTAATGTTCTCTTTACTGGTTATATATGACTGATTAGGGTGTCTCTCTGACACTACCCCCGGTGTCACTGTGACACTACCCTGGTGTCTCTCTGACACTACCCCCGGTGTCACTGTGACACTACCCTGGTGTCTCTCTGACACTACCCCCGGTGTCACTGTGACACTACCCTGCAATGATGGCAGAACTATCACATAGAAGTTACTCGTTTGCTCCTTTCCTCCGATTAAGTATCTTGGTTGTTTAATCAATAGACCTTTTTCACAAAGTGCGTCGACAGCCCTCATTGCTGTACTCTTACTGATCTCGCATTCCTTTGCTATGTGATGGTAAGAAGGGTAACACTCGCCGTTATCATTAGCGTTATCAGCTAACTTCAACAGCACTAGTTTGTGCATTGGGTTCCCGACCTCAGTATGGAATACCTCGACCATTAGCCGCATACTCATAAATATTGGCCTCCTGATAAACTAGAACATCAACTGATAAACACAGAAGAAACCTGGCAGCTGGCTGATCAGGCCGCTTCTTTTCAGTTGATGAAGTGCAGAGATAGTATCTCGTAACGAAATTTCGCACATTTCAGCGATCTCTTCCGGCGTTACTTCGCTTTTACCGTTGCATCCGGCCTTTGTTGCCAGTGCAATTAAGATGAGTTTTTGCGCCGGATCATTGTTATTCAGGCGAATATCAAAAGCCTTGCGCACGTAATACATATTTTTCTCCTATGATTAGAGTGAACGCGCGGGCGGGTATCCCATTAGCATTAGATAGCAGTGACTGACCGCTCAACAGATCCCGCCGTTGCGTGATATTTGTTTTTCGCTTCGCAGCGACACCTGGTTTTTAAAGAGCTTTTAAGGTATGTGCCTTTTTGTGCTTTCCATTATCTTTTTTCTTGCATCCTTGCAAGTATGGTCTTACCTTGTCTGAAAGTTTACAGAATGGAGCTTTAAGATCAAGGCTTGAAAAATACGTTTTGTGACTTGCGTCAAACTTTTTGAGGTTATAGGGTAGCGACATGAAAACAAAATGGTATGACTTAGCAAAGCAGCTTATGCGTGCGCAAGGCATGAGCCAGGATTCATTGGCGGATCTCATGGGGATCACGAAAGGCGGCTTATCACACTGGCTGAATGGTCGCCGTGAGCCAAATCTTGAAGACATTGCGCGGATTATGCGGGCGCTTGGTCGTCGGCAATTCACTGTTACTCATGACGGAATGGTCATTGATGATTCTGTTTCTAACACGTTGCCGGGTGCGCCGCCGCGTGATTTAGGCAGTTACCCGGTTGTTGACTGGAAGGACGCAGTAAACAATATGGAAGACACAAGGCGATCAACATTACCACACGTTACGACTAGCGTTATTTGTTCAGATGATAGTTATTGGCTGGTAGCTAAAGGCGAATCAATGAACGCGCCGCAAGGATTGAGTATACCAGCGGGGACGATGATACTTGTCGATCCGCACGCGCCAGCTATTGACGGAAAACTGGTTATAGCCCAACTGGAGGAAGGGCAAACGCCTACGTTTAAACAGCTTGTTATTGATGGAGGTCAAAGGCTTTTACGTTCTCTCAATCCTCTGTATCCGCCAATCCCTATGAATCCAGAATCTAAAATCATAGGCGTGGTAGTGGATGCGAAGATCGTGAACCTGCCATAAACATTAGCCGCCGGATGGCGGCTTTTCTTTGCCCGGAAAGCACCAAAACGTAAACCAAAAACGGTTTTTATCATTTAAAAATCAATGAGATAGAAGATATTTTAAAAAAAGTATACAAAATGGATTGACTCGACATATCACAGGGCGTATATTGCGAATCAAAGGAAGGAGGCAGGAAACAAAAAAGCACCTTCCAGGCACTTTAAAAAATCAGGCTTAACACCTTGTCAACCGTGGAGTAACTCCCCGCTGGGGGACCGAAAGCGGCACTGATAACAAGGCGCATGGGGTGTCTAAAGCGTCACATCCCCCACGAAACCGCACGCAAGGCGACGAGTCAGCTTGCTTGGAGTGAGCAGGGTCACACCGGAAACGGCGATGATTGCGGGATTAGTTGAAAGATGTTAAGCCGCTCTTTAACAATCTGGTCAGCCGCTGGAAGTGCGGCAATTAACGAAGATGATTTTTATTAAGTATCATCAAGGATATAAGGAGATCAGATTATGACCGTTACAATTATGTATGGCAAATGTGATAGCAAAATGAATGCCAGGGAACGCAGAAGAATAAAAAGAGAAAACGAAAGAAAATCATCACCTGCAATTAATAAAACAGACAATGTGGATAAAGCTATTCGCTTTGCAAACGAGGAAAGATGCAAATCAAATAGCATTAAAGAACGTCGCAAAGGATCAGTAAAATGGTATACGGAGAATGAAAGCGGCAACTACTACCACGCAACGCAACCACGCCAACTAGGGGAAAAACCCCTGGATAAAGTCCGCTACCATTAATACAAAATGTAAACAGCAGGAGGTGACATTATGGTTATCGAGGCGCTTCAATTCAAACTGGCTGTAGCGGAAATGCTTCACGATGCCGAAATGTGGAGCGCCGCGAATAAAGCCTTATACGTAGTGTTAACAGCGAAGGAGATTAAATAGTGAAAACAGAGTTACACAAAAAGCTGTGGACGATTCAGCAAACGCTGAACGCGCCGAAAAATCAGCGTAATAATTTTGGCGGGTATAATTACAGGTCGGCGGAGGATATTCTAGAGGCGGTTAAACCACTGCTTCAAAATATCACGCTGACTGTAAGTGATGAAATTGTCCTGATCGGCAATCGCTATTATGTGAAAGCAACTGCAACATTAAGCGACGGTGAAGACGTAATAGCGGTAACTGCTTACGCCAGGGAGGAAGAAAGCAAGAAGGGTATGGATGCAAGCCAGCTAACAGGAGCGACATCAAGTTACGCGCGAAAATATGCTTTGAACGGCTTATTCTGCATTGATGACGCAAAAGATCCTGATACTGATGCTTACGCGAAACAGACAAATCAACAGCCGCGACAGCAGAAAAACCCGCCAAAACAACAGCAGCAGAAAGCGCCGCCAAATCCTGATGAAGTATTAGCACGTTTCTGTGATGCAGCAGCAAAAGCGCCTGACGCTAACAAGTTACGCGAGATCTTCGGCAAGTGCTGGAAGCTATTGCCTAAGGATTCAGAACAACAACAGAAAGCGAAAGACGTTTATGACATTCGCTTAAAAGAGCTTAACGGGGAGATCAATTAATGAGTTTAAATTCAATCACGCTGGGCGGGAATATCGGTAATGATATGGAAGTGCGCTACACGCAAAACGGGAAAGCTATTGGTAGTTTTCCGTTAGCTGTAACGAATGGCTACGGCGATAATAAGCGGGTAATGTGGATCACTTGTCTGGTATTTGGTGAGCGTGCGGAAAAATTAGCGCCGCATATCCGCAAGGGTGGAAAGATAGTGGTAAGCGGTCGCCTGGATGTTCGGCAGTTTGACCGGAACGATGGCACGAAGGGGACGGCGGTCGAAGTGGCGGTTAATGAGTTCGAATTCATGAACGTCAACCAACAAGGCCAGCAGCAAGGCCAGCAGCAGAAAGCGCCGCCGCAGCAGCAGAATAATAACGGGAATAATCCGCCGCCGATGGACTTCGACGACGATATTCCATTCAGTCCTATTGGTTTACAGTATGGCAAAAGCAGAATCTACGCATTATCTTAATGCGCCACCGATTCCGCGAACAAAAGAGCAAGTATTAAAAGAAGCCCGTGATCAAATCGATCATGGGCTTTTTTTATGCGGCACGGCAGCGGAACGGATGGCAAAAAGATTTAGTGACCTGTACGCAAAGCAAATATGGTTCGACAACTGGCAAGCAAGTTTTTACCCACTGCAAAGAAAACCGGATATGCACTGGCCTGAATATGTCGATCCACGTATGCGCAAATATCGCGGTCGTATGGGCCAGGTTATTAACGATTAATGAGGTGTTAATCATGACAGCCACAACATTAAGCGAAAATAACGGCAGATGTTTTCAGAGAAACCAGGAAAACATTGATGATAGCGATGTGTTTATCGAGTTCGGCGGCGGAAACTATGAGTTCGAAGCGTCGGCAGGGTGGCACGACAAATGGCCTTTCCCTACTCTACAGGAATTAAGCGAACGTAAATCATTTGGCGAAGATGCCGAACGACTGGCGAATAACAAATGGCTTGATAAATTCATTGCGGAGGGCGGGAAATGAATCTTGCAAAAATTGCCGCATTGCTTGCGGCGGTAGCGGTGGCGGTGCTGTATCTCAGCGTATCGCTTTATATTACGGTGGCGATCATAAAACTGATTACTAATATGTGAGGCTAATTATGAAAGTCAGTAATGATATTGTAACGGTCGCGTTTTGCGTTATTTGCTTCCTGTTTACGGTTGTCTTTTGTGGCGCACTGGCTGCGGTGATTGGCCTTATTGGTAAAGGGGTGATGTTATGACTCCGTGGAATGCAAAAGCTGGTGATCTCGTTGTTTTGCCAGCATATCGTAGTGACCCTGGGCTGGTCGTGCTGAACAAGACATATAACGATCTTGAGCGCCCGATCCTGGTTAAATATCTGGATGGAACAATTATAGAGCCGCGTTTCTTCGACAAGATTGAACTGAAGGCCCGCAATGTTCGCGTTAAGCCGTTCCGGGCTTATGTTGAAAACCACTGGCGGCGGTTGTTCGCTGGTCTGAATGGGATGTTCGGCGTATGGCTATAAAATTAGTGAAGGTTAAACACCTGAACGGTGGTGAAAAACTCCGCGCGTGGTTCGGGTATGAATTTATTGCTACTGCCTTTTATTTCGGGCCAGGCGGTCAAGTAACAATATTCGATGAAGATTACGACGAGGTGGGTCAATGGCATCTTGAGCAATACGTCGAGGTGTTAAATGAAAATTAAATTCCATAAAGCATATGATGCAGAATCAAACAAGCTATCACTATTTATTGAGTTCGAACGCCGGATCGTGGTTGTGTCCTGGGCGCGGCGCTTCAATGACGCTGGCGGGCGGCGGCAATTCGCGGTCGATATGCTGTTACGCGGTTGCGGCCTTATGCGTCCGCTATCTGATTTAAAACGAATGATGCCAGGATCGTTCGGTCAGATTGATGAAATAGAAATAAGTCCGGAAGAACTGAAACGGGAGCGTGATTTATTCCTTTCAAGAGAAGGAAACCCGTTTAATCCAGAAACTGAAATGAAATGGCATCACCCACTATAAAAGGCTAAACATCATGAACGACATCAAAACAGCTTATTCACTCGGCAGCGATGGCATGTTAATCACTCGCTACACTGAAGACGCAAGTTTTCATGAAGTGGAAACGAAGGATTATCACGAAGTATTGAAAGATATGGAAGCTGGCGCGTATGACGCTGATTTAAATCTGGCGCTACAGGTTGTTGATATTGTGATGGGTGCGTCAATCCGCGATTACGTGTCTTTAAGTATGGAAGAAAAAACATCGGTAGCGCGTTATGTATTCTCTCTTACTTTTGTGAAGCGCATGGAGGAAGAATTCGGACGCGTACCAGTGCCGGAAGAGGTTGATCCGCTCGCGTTCGGAAGTGCTGTTATTTTCCCGTTGAACAAGGATCAGCTTGGTAGTGTTTCACTGCATTCTATGCGCGGACTGATGAAAAACATCTTTGAAGTTAAGATGTTACAGAAATGCATTGAGGAAGGCCATAAAGAAGAAGAAGTAAAAGCGTTTATGCCGCTGTTTTACGGTGAAATGGTTGGCAATGATATGCGCGCAAATGATTTCGGTGTACAGGCGGCTATCGCTGTGCTTAATGATGCACGGAAAAACGCACAGCCGATGCCTGAACAGGGAAAACGTGTACTGCATTAACCGAGTGATTCAGATCACATAAATATACATTTTGTATTGTGATCGCATATCCGTTTTGTAAGCCGAAATCAAAAGGTTTACGGTGCGGAGGAAGCCAAAATGGAACGCGAATTCATGCTTTATTGCGTAGAAGGTGGCGTAGGTCATGATGCCTACGTCGCCGGGAAAAGCTATCCAGCCGATGAAGTGCTTTCTAATATGCACTTCAGGGAAAATGAAAGCCAGGTGTCTGTGTGGAAGAGATGTGTAGATGGTATTGAAGTCGTTAGCCTTGAAAGATATTTGGGTAAATTCGACTACGGATTAATTGAGGCTTAACTATGGACGACACATTGTTATTTATGTGCATTTGCTGGGGTTTTATTGCCTTATGCCTGTTTATCAGGTGGTTTATTGAATACCATATGAGGTGAGGCATGGAACAGGAAACTGATTATAGAATACCTGAAAACCTGAAGTTAGTCGGCATTGGTTTTGGTTGTCGTTTTGTATCTGACGCAAACGGGGCGATTTATTTAGTGCGCATCATTGATGGCGTTCAGCATATAAGAAGGCTAGGACTTTACATCAAAGCATTCAGAAGAGGTTATTTAAAAGCTCATGAAGTTTAAACACTATAAAGAATGGAAAATTCCAGAATCAGCAACAAAGGCAGCGCCAGGAAATTTTTCTGGCGTTTATTTTTATATGGATGGCAAATGGTATTTTGGCAGCAGGCCAGATCACTATTATCAGGAAATATGCAAGCCTCACGTTTGGGATATTAAAGAGCGTGTAAAAGACGGGGTGATTGAGGACGTTTAAAATGGTTAAGAGCTTTTTAAACTGGTTGGGAGCGTGGCTTTTAGCTACGCTTTTTGTTTTCCTGGCGTTCATGGCTGTTATCGTTGTTATTATGCTGGGGGCAATGTTTATTACGTGGTCACTGCCTGAATTTAACGAAATAGGCGAGATCCTTGCCGCAGGGCGCGCTTTATTAACGGTTAGTGCATTTATCGGGTTTTGCTGGACTGCCGCGCCAGATTGGGATGATCCTTTTTAATTATGGCTTTATTCAACCTGTCAGAGCCGCAATTCAACGCCGTAAAAACTGCCGCACGCGCGGCGCTTTCTGCCTGCAAAGCGGAGGTAGAAAAGAACGGATACAGCGATAAAGCCACGCGGCTGATACTCGACAAGCATTATCGCAAGGTCGCCCCGCTAATTAGCATTGAGCGTTTTGTGTGGTTGGTGGGGTATCTAAATAACCGCTGGGGGACTGATCAGGATTATTTCTAAGGGGGCGTAATGAAAAATGATTACGGCGGAAGCCATACGCCAAAAGAAATAAAGGACTTATGGCAAACGCCAAAACCAGTTTTTAGAGGAATGGATCGTGAATTCGAATTCGTCGCTGACGTGGCGGCAAACAAGGCAAACGCATTAATCCCGCGATATATAACAGAAGAAATGGACACGTTGCATTATCCGTGGGGAGCGGTGGCAATGCCTGGTGAGTATGTCTGGCTTAATCCACCATATTCTAATCCGGGGCCATTCGTTGATAAGGCAGCAACGGAACATCACCGAAATCATATTGGCTGTGTAATGTTGTTGCCCGCCGACATCTCTGTTAACTGGTTTATGAACGGCGTGGAGACGGCAAACGAATGCCGATTAATTACGCGAGGGCGGCTGGCGTTTATCAATGCTGCGACGGGTAAACCAGCAAGCGGAAACAATAAAGGGAGTTTGTTCTTGATCTGGCATCCACGATGCAGACATGAATGTATTTTCACGCAGATAACACGTAAAGAGCTATATGCAAGAGGTGCAGAAAATGAGTAAAGCGGCTGAATTGCTAAGACTTGCGGCTGAAACTATTGAGGCAAGAGGGGAACAAAACGGATACGATCGAAAAGAAGAAAAATCAGCGCCAAAAATAGCAAATATTTACAACGCTAAGAAGGGGACAAATTTAACCCCGCTTGATGTATGGGATCTGCTAATTTGTCTCAAGGAGGCGCGATTAGAGGCCGTTTTAAGCAATGGTAGCGACCCGCTCGATACTCTTATAGACCTTATTGCTTATAACGCGCTAAAAGCGGAGCAAATATTAACGGAGCGGGAGGAAGAACAAAGAAAGAAACAGGGCGTTTTTGATCTCCCTATCGGTGGATTGAAGAAAACTTTTGCTGATCCTGCTGGACCAGAACCATCTATTGTACTGGGGACAATCCCACCTGTGATGTTTAACGGTGGTAAGATTACTAATCGGCTTGATGTGAAGTTTGACAACGAATCGCTATTACGCGCGGCGGGGTATCATAAAAATGGAAAGGGTGACAATTAACAGGTTATTAGCCTGCGTTTATGTCGCCGTTTTCGTGATCATCAACCTTATTGTTAACCACTGTGGCCCGTGGGTAATTCCGATCACCACGGTAGCCGCTGTGTATGTCAATATGATGATCCGTGACTTTCTGTTATATGACGGCGGCCTGAAATGGTCAGCTACTACATGCGCCGCCGCTGGCGCAATTACTGTGCTGATAAATTACGACGCCGGAATGGTGGCGATAGCGTCATTCGTTGCGGTTGTTTCCGGTGCGCTTATTTCTGGCGGCGTTTACCGGGTTTTGCCTGGTGATTTCGATTCTAAGCGCTGGCCTGCAAATATAGCGTCAGCCATTGGCGATGCGTTGATTTTTCCTACGCTATCATTCATGGCGTTTATGCCTGAAATATCAGCAATGCAATTCATCTCAAAAATGGCAGCGGTAACGGTGATCACTATCATCATGCGCCGCTATTTCACGTTTGAGGGCATAAAATGAGAAAGGCTAAACACTGGTTAAATAACTGGCTAAGAAGTTGGGTTGTGTGGTCGCTGTACGACGGCAGCGGGTACGCAGTTAAAGATTGGGCTGAAGCGGGATATAAGTGCTATTGCTTCAACTATGACGGCGCAAATCACGGCGATTATGAAGGCGTTAAAATAATTCATCCAAATATTGAATACGTTAACGTATGGATTGATAGCCATTTCCTGGTGATGTTCTCGCCTGAATTATCAGTTTACCCGGAGCCTGATATTATCATGGGTTTTCCGCCATGCGACGATCTCGCCGTGTCTGGCGCTCGCTGGTTCGCTGACAAGCGAAAAAAAGATCCAGGCTTCCAGGTGAAGGCGGCGAATAGCGCAAAACTGGTGGAAAAACTGGCAAATATGTACAACGTGCCGTGGATGGTGGAAAATCCGGTGGGCGCACTGTCAACGTTATGGCGTAAGCCTGATTTTATCTTCAATCCTTGCGCTTACGGTGGCTACCTGCCGGAAGATGACAAACATCCTGCTTTCCCGGATGTTTACCCGCCGCGCGACGCATATACAAAGAAAACTTGCATATGGTGCGGTAACGGATTTAAACAGCCGCTTTTTAGACCTGTAGATCTTAACTCTGGTGATAACCCTGGGTGGGCGAAAACCGGAGGCAGGACGAAACGAACAAAGATGATCCGCTCACTAACGCCGCGTGGCTTTGCCCGTGCTGTATTCCTTGCTAACGACCGTGCCATCAATCGTACTACGCTTAACCGCGTTTTACCGGACTGAAATTTACAAAATGGCGTCATTGCGTGATGCGGATCACATAATGGCGCTTTTTGTCTTGTTATGGTGTATCCATTTTGTATACTTCAAGCAAACGAAATGCTCTTTAAAAATCCGGCAGCGCTGAAATGCGTAGAAATCACCTGAAAAGGAGAGAGCATTATGCCTTTTGATAATTACCAATGGCATGACGACTATGAACGAGAAAGCGTCATGCGTGCAATGTGCAATGTATGCAGCACGAAGAAAGGAGACTGCAACGAGTGCAACGAATGTTTAGATCATTGGCTAAGGGCCGGACACGCCGAAAGGCTGAACGAAACAGAGAATCAAAAATAATCGGGGTGGTTTTTATGCAAAACCCTAAAAAACCCATACGACGCCGTTGCAAATGCTGCGGCGTTTTTTTTGAGCCTAAATATCACAATCAAACGTGGTGCAGCGATGAATGTCTGGAAGAACTGAAGTTTGACCAGTTATGCCGCGACCGTGAGAAGGCTATGAAGGCGATGGAACGGAAGAAACGCCGTGATAGCCAGCGGGAAGAACGCAACCGTAAGCGGAAACAGTTAAATCCGCGTAGTTATTGGTTGAAACAGTGCCAGGCGGTATGTAATGCGTATATAAGAGAGCGCGACGCAAATTTACCCTGTATTTCGTGTGGCACTTACTACGGCGATCAATGCGGTTGGGACGCGGGGCATATGAGAAGTGTAGCCGCCGCCGGGCATCTTCGTTTTAATGAGGACAATATTCATCGTCAATGTAAGCACTGCAATCAGGTATTAGACGGGAATATCAAACTATACAGAATTAATTTGATTAAGCGCATTGGCTTAAAACGGGTGGAGGCATTAGAAAATAATAACGAGACTCATAAATGGACCATTCAGGAGTGTAAAGAGCTTATTCAATACTATCAAAAAAAATTAGATGATTTAAGGAGAGGTAAGTGTGCATAATTGGGGTGATATATTTGAATATAGAAATGGCGATCTTTACTGGAAAATAAAACCAAAACACGGAAAAATTTGTGTCGGTGATCTTGCTGGTTGTGTGAGTAGCACAACGTCTTACAGATTAATAAAATACAAACAAAACATGTATTTGGCACATCATATTATTTGGGAGATGCACAACGGCCCGATCCCGGAAGGGTATCAAATAGATCATTTTGATAGAAACCGACTAAATAATAATATAGAAAACCTGTTTCTTGTTACTCCACAGCAAAACCAACAAAATAGGAACGTGCAGAAAAATAATAAACTAGGAATAACCGGGGTCTACTTCCATAAAAACGCTTATGACGCTTTTATACATGTAAACGGCAAAACAATCTATTTAGGGAGGTTTAAAGATATAGAAGACGCAATACGCGCTAGACGTGACGCTGAAATAAAATACGGTTTTCACAAATATGAAATGAGAAATCCTCCATGAATGAATATTCTTTTAGCCTGCCTTACCCGCCATCGAATAATAGGTATTACCGGCATTCACGAGGTTTTCATTATATCAGTAAAGTGGGGAAAGAATACCGGGAACAGGTAAGAAACATCATCGAGCTATTAAATTTAAATATTAACCTATCTTGCCGACTGGCAATTACCATTCATGCCGCGCCGCCGGATAACCGAACCAGAGATCTGGATAATATCCCTAAATGCCTTTTTGATAGCCTTACATACGCCGGATTCTGGACTGATGACGGACAAATCGATTCTATAAAAATTGTTCGCTGCCGGAAGGTAAAAGGCGGGCGATTGTTTATTAAGATCCGCGAACGCGGCGACCTACTACCGGATATTGACGAATACGCGACTAATATGTGGGGTGACAATGAAAAACGAAATTAAAGATCTGCAAATTGATATTCAGCGTGATGAGCATGATTTAGAAACGGTACGACAAATCCAGGCTTTTCACATGCGCGAATTGCTAGCACTGAAAGAGCTTGAGAGAAAGTTAGTCCAAGCTATTTCTGATCGTAAACGACTGGCAGCGCGTTACGGGGGCAAATAATGAATTTAGAATCAATTCTAAAATTCCACTTTCCCAAATCACCGCGATTATCAGACGAAAGCCGGGGCACGTCCCCGGATGTGCTTAATACAACGGATGCGCTAACCGCTGCGGGTATGGCGCAATCGCGCGTAGAGCTTGGTTATAGCGCTTTTTTAGGGAAGATGGAACTATCACAAGCCGAAAAACATAAGGCCGTAGTTTTGCTTACAGAGCGTTTAAGAGCTATGGCAAAAGACTATAAATACGTTATGGAACTGGACGAGGCACAACGCAATGATCTCATTATTCTTGTTGCCGTTTTCGCGTTTCGTGATTATTGCCAGAGTGCCGCGACGGAAAAAACTTGTATGGAGTGCGGCGGATATAAATTTACGTTTGACGAATACGGGGAAAAACACCTTTGCAAAAAATGCAAGGGGCATGGGACAGTTCGCAATCATTGTAAACAATGCAAGGGACGTGGCGAAGTACCGGATAAAGCAGCCAGTGAAGCGGCGGAAATGCCAGTTTTCAAAACGTGCCAGCACTGCGGCGGGCGCGGGTACTCGCGTTTCCCTGTAGATCTTGTCCGGCAGGAGGTTAATCAGCTTGTTTTCCCGGTAAGCCGATCAACGTGGTGGAAGAAATACCGCGCTTTCTATGAAGACGCCATTGCTGAATTGTTCAAAGAAGAGGCGCGGGCGGATAACGAAATTAAACGAGTGACGCGGGGTGAGTGATGGATAAGCTGGAAATAAACGATCAATTTGCCGTTATCTTGTTCGAAGATAAAACAGGCGGTGCATGGTGTAAGAAAGTAACTGGTGCGGAAGCGCGTTTAATATTGGGCATGGCAAGCGCGTTAAACGAAGGCGAATTGCCTGCCATCCCTATTAAGCCTGTCAAAATTTACAAGCGTGGTGACGATGATGAAGCCTAAATTAAAAGAACATCTATTTGCAAAGCTGGTTAATGACCTGACATTATCAGCGAGGTTGTGCCGTGATACACAACAATTGAGGGCGTGGATAGCAAGGGATTTAAGAAAATACATTGAGTCGGGCGGACCAGGCGACGAAATGACTATGGATAAGGCCATCAAACGCCGTTCTGCTGATTGGTCAGTAAGTAATACCGGATTAACCGGATACATCGAAGGCTATAACGACTGTTTACAGGATCATAGCGATGAAAAGTAACCGCAAGCGCCTTGTAAGGGCATACGACAAAGCATTAAAGGCTTTTGATGATCTGCGACACAATAAACGCCAGCGCCGTAAATGGGCGCGAATGCTTGTTAGTGAGTGGCATGATGAGGATTTTTTCCTTGAGGCCAGACACATGACGCAGGATGACGCCGACTTATTAGCTGATGATAACGTTTACTATATGATGTGGTGATAATATGCAAATAATCATTGATTATCTTTGCCATGCTGCAAATACAATTTTTGGCATGTATCAACAGCAGTTTCTCAAAGAATGGGATGATATGCTAAACGACATCCTCGACAAAGGATTAATAATGGATGTTGACGAGCTTACAATCAAATTTAATTATGAGGGTGAAATTTATCTAATTTGGGTAGGGAATAGATGGTATTCATACGGTCATATTTATTCAATTGGTGGTAAGTTCATTAAAAGAAACCAGGAGTTTAGACCACGCTTCCGCACAATGCGCCGACTGCATGATCTGCATATGAAGTTATTCGAAGATCAGGAAGCACGGGAATTATTCAAAATTTACGGGGATAAATCATGGAGCTAAAAATCTGGCAGGCTATCGACGTAGTTGATAACGAATTATCTATGTTCGCCACTGACGGAAAGCGCGTGGTGATCGCTACATGGACGCGTAACCATGATGATATCGCTTTTCGTCGCAAGGCTGCGGAGTGGCTTTTCTCTGATGGCGGCTACACGATGAACATCGCACAGCTTGCCAGAATGAAGGATGAAAAGCTGGTAGACAGCTACACAACTGCATAGCGGGGGAAATATGCGTATCTATGAGCACAAGCGGGATAAAACCCGCTTTTTTGTTCGTGCTGGCGTGGCGTACCAGTATCACGACTGCGGATATATTGAGGCGCTTGCTTACGATCTGGACTTCGAACAAGAAAAAGAATGGTTCGATTTCAAAATTTACCGGAAGCGGAAACCAACGCGCGACGAGCGCCACGCTATCCGCGATTTTCTAATCAGCATTGACCGCTGGGAGGCAGAGGAATGAAAGCAAAGAAAGCAGCAGATCAGAAAGCGTTAGTTATCGCAACAACGGATGTATCGTTATTCACGAAGGGAGAAGAAATAGATCTTAAATTGCTTTTCGGCATGTTTGAGCCACACGAAAAGCCGTGGTTCGTACATGAAGATAAACAAGGCAATATGCGCGTAGTAGTACCTGACAGTAAAAGCGATATATTTTTTGGTATTCCAGATCCGTTACATGACGGTGAGATGTTGGCGGTATTGTTGCTTTCTGATGCTGTTACTTATAAGGGGTAAAGATGAAAGTAAAATTCTTGCACGATCACGGTTATCCGTCATTGAAACAGGTTGTTGGTAAGGTGGTTGACGTCGTTCATAGTGATAATGTCACTTGCATGATTAACGGTGCTGACCTCATTGCCGCTGGCGCTGATGATCACTACATTAATCCGGCGTGGTCGTATACGTTCAGCTTGGGCGACTTCGTTGGCGACAAGGGGCGCGGGCTGGAAGTGGTCGAGAGTTAACATTATGGACGTTTACGAAGATCTATACCTCCAGACAGACATCAACACTTTTTATTTTCTGAAAAACGGCGTCGTATATCGCAGTGACGACGGGGTGATAATGAAAGAGTGGTTATTTAAGCGTGAAGACCTACTCGACGATCTGGTTTTTGCCGGGGTATTCCGTAAACGTCCTGCCAACCTTGAGGAAGAAATGTTGATCGAGGTATATCAAAATGAAAATAAGGGTAAGCTATTTCCGGGCGAAAGATAAGGCAACAGGAAAGCAGATGGCGATCCTGGTCAACGAGGCCAATTACATGTTTGTGCTTCAGCCGTGGTGTGTTGTAGACCTTAACGACAATTGTCGCCGTCACGCTGCGCGAAGTGCGGCAGGCATGAAAGGATGGCAACCGCGCGACATGGAAAGCTATTGTGAATGGAAGCTGATAGCAAAATACACGGTCGATTATAAAGGGGTTTTCTGATGTTTGTAAAATGTATAAAGTCTCGTTTCCCTGATCTTTTTGTAGTTGATGAGATTTACGACATAGAAACGCTAATAAGCAGAACTAACGATATTCAGTACATTTATGATGAAGACGGCGATCCGTGGTTTTTTATAGCGATCTTGATGGTAGCGGATTCGTTGATGGCGCTGGCGGTAATGGTGTGCCAGTTGCGCTATTTATAAATCCAAATAGGGAATGAATATCATGTATGTCAGATGCACTGAATCAAAAACATCATGCTTTGAGGTCGGCGGAATATATACAGTAGGTCACCTTACTGGTGATGAACTTAACACGCAATACATTAAAGACGATCACGGCGACGCTTGGCGCTATTGGGATTGTTACGCGCGTGGACACGTTGCCAGCCAGTTCGGCGAGGAACCGATCGCGCGTTTTGTTAAGTGGTAATGTTGTTCGCATCAATAAATGTGATCTACCTCGCAAAGTATACAGAATGGCATTGTTTCGGCAGTGCCGTTTTGTTATATATAAGTCAAAGAAGACGGAAGGGGAGACAAGAAAATGAACGCTAACGCTAAATATCCAGCATGGGTTTTTGAACTATACGCCCGCTACTTTGAATTGCTGGCACCAGGTGAAGAAGCATTAAGCATTGACGAATACGCTGAGTGTTTAGGATTTAAATGAGACGAAGAAAAATAAAACACTGGCCGGATGGCCCATCAAACCAGAAGGGTTGAATCATGAAAAGCGATAAGTTCATAGCGTGCTGTTTTGTTGAAGTGCCTAACGATGATGTTTTCTGCAATTATGAATTTAAAGACAGTTTAGGCCGATCTCATGTCGTTGTTGGTAAGCGTGGAGACTGGTTATACATCACTGATGGTGACAGGATCTTCACTAAAAACCAGTTGTTCAGAATAAAGGCAGAAAATAATGAAATACCTGTTGGCAATATGGGTATTATGAATTATCGCGCTGGTTTATCGTTAAAACACGATGCGGTGAATAAAGCGCGTAGCTTACCTGGTGCTGAATTTTAATTTCTTACGAAGGAGAATAACAAATGTCTAAATTTGCCAGTGTTAAAGTTTTTCGTGGTACTTTACCGAACGAAGAAAGATTGGGACAGTACGCCGGGCAACCTGGCGCATGTTTCCGTGTAGCTACTGAAGACGATGCGCACGTTAAATGCTTTCACGTACCTGAACCGCCTTTTGACGTGAAACACCTTGATGATACAAATCACGTTAAGCATTTTGTTTTTGCATCTGTGGTGCTTAATCCTTGCCCTGATGTTGATGTGGAATTGATTGGATCTGAACTGGTGGCTGAATACAAAATGACTGAAGGTGTGACAGGGGGAATTGATATTGAGCGCATCAAGTAAGCTATACAAAATCAGGTGTAAAGGCGAATATCCTGGGTTTACGATTGGTTGCGAATACTTGGGCCGTATGGGGTACGGCCCTTTCGGTGAATTAGGGATGAATACGCTGGATGATGACGGCGACCGCCGGACGCTTGATCTCGATTCTGATGATTTCGAATACATCCCGCCAGTAACTTATCGCGTGGTTGATGAGTTCCTTGCTGAACATGAAGACGATGAGGATGATTAAATGGAAGAGTGGTATAAAAATTTATTAATCATGTTTCTTTCTGAAAATTGGGCGCTATTTGATCGTTTTTGCGAGGAACATGGAGAAGACCCTAACGATATTTATCACGATCTTGGGGGGTGAAGATGATTGAATGCCTTATTGCTGTGATTGTTTTGCTTTATATCGCTGGCGCGATCCTGATGTCATGTTTTATTAAGGTTAGCGAGGCCGACCGTTGCGGATTTGAGATACCTTTCTGGCCTGTATTGGTTTTCATCGCTTTCTTCGCTGCAACGGTGGCGCAGATCAAACGAGCCATTAAGGAGCGCAAGAAATGATTGAAGACGGAATCTATGGTGTAAACCAGATGGAAAACGTTTTTTACATGGTTGACGGCGATACCGTAACAATCAGCGTAGATGGTGAGGAATACGCAGAGCCATTCTTCAAAACAACAAGGGAAGATATTAAGCTAAGCGTTGATAAAGGCATACTATTTAAGGTTGGCGAGCTATGAACGAGATCGAAGACGGCATCTATTTGCACATGTTATTTAACATCGCTTATCTGGTTAAGGGTGACAAGGTGATGATTCAGGATCCAGAAAAACTATGCTGGGAATCAAGTATGATGGATCGTTGGCACATGCAAATGCTACTTGATAATGGCCTGATATACAGAAAGCAGTAAAGCCGTATTTGTGGGTCGAAAACAAACAGATTAAAATATTACCTAACAATGCGAAACTGTAACTACCCGGCCCCGCGCCGGGTTTTTGCTTTGTTGGAGGTAAATCTATGTTCGACAGAATACGGGAGGCGTGTGCGTATGTGACCGGGGCCGTAACTGCTTTTTTCGGCGCGATAACCATCAATGACATTGCCGTCTTTGTGGGTATCTTATCAACCATAGGCACATTTGCCGTTAATTATTACTTCAAATCACAGGAGAATAAGCGGGCGCAAGAGGAACACGACGCACGAATGGGGAATAAGTAACATGATTAGCCAATCGCTGAAAAACAAGATTGTTGCGGCGGCGGCTGGTGGGGCGATCGCTATTGCGGGGGTGATGATAAAAGACCTTGAAGGCGTTGAGTATAAGCCATACAGAGATGTCATCGGTGTTTACACGATATGTTATGGACACGTCGGAAAAGACATCATGCTTGGCAAGACTTACACGCAATCAGAATGCGATGCTTTGTTAAATAAAGATCTACACAAGACCGCAAAAGCGATTGACCCATATATCAAAGTCGAAATATCAGATTTCACCCGCGCTGCACTTTATTCATTCGCCTATAACGTAGGCGCGACCAACTTCAAAACATCAACCTTATTAAAACTGCTCAATGACGGCAAGAAATCAGAGGCGTGCGCACAGCTTAAGCGCTGGGTATACGCTGGCGGTAAGAAGTGGCAAGGCCTGGTAAACCGCCGCGAGGTTGAATATGCCGTTTGCGAATGGGGGGAAACGTGGACAAGGTGAAGGCGTTAATCATCGCCGCTGTTGTTTGCATCATTGCCAGCCTTACCGCCGTAACATGCTATTACCAGAGTGAGGCGACAAGGTTACAGGAAGAATTAACGACCACGCAAGGCGCACTGAAAACAGCAAGTAACACTATTCAGCAGATGAAGGAGCTAAACGCCGAACTGTCAAAACTTGATAAGAGGTATCACGATGAAATTAAAGCTATCAGATCTGACATTGCCGATCTGCGCACTGGCATTGATAACGGTTCTATCCGGTTGCGCGTCAACGCAACACCTGTGCGAGTGTCCGACTCCACCGGATCCGCCAGCGCCATTGATGGAGCCGCCTGTAGACTCACTCCCGACGCTGAATCGGCTTATCTATCCCTCAGAGAACAACTGAAAGAGAAGGATGCGAAGATAACCGCGCTTCAGGGATACATCAAAACGCAGTGCTTACGCAAAGAATAACAGCGCGTTGACGTGTCGCCGTTTCTGTCAGCCAGCCATAACCGGGCCAATCCTTCCCGCGAGCGACGGCGGAAATTCAAAAACACGTAATACCGGGTAAACAACCTCATTAACAGGTATGGCGCTACCTGGGTAGAAGAAAGCGCCATTCACCAATTTTATAAAATTCTGGAAACGGTACTGATGAAGCGCCGTTTTCAGTGTTTTATAGCTGTTTTCACTCCCTGCGGTGTCGAGTTTTGCGGGGGTTATATTTTTCAGAATAGGAGATTATTCTGATGGCTAAGGCTAAAGGCATTAAATTGCCTCAATTCAAAGTACCGCTCTTTGAGCATACAACCGTTTTCTTTTGCCCGACCCGCGAGATGTTTTATGAATTTTGCGAAAAGGCAGGAATTCCGATCGAACCTGATTTCGAACTGGCAGGAGGATTGACGCTTACTTGCACTGGCGAGAAAGGCGGTAACTTCTACGTGATCGCAGTATTCGACAATGAGTTAGGAACACTGGTCCATGAAGCGGCGCACACTACATTTCACGTTTTAAGCGATGTAGGCGTCGTGGCTACCACTGATCCATCTCATCCGGCGAATGAGACTTACGCTTACATGGTGGGCCGCATCTTTGATGCATTCTTCCCGATCCTGGCAGAATCAAACGAAGCACAGGTAGCGGCAATGCAGGCGGCTGAAGTCGTTGAGCAGGCATTAGAACAGGCAGAACAGCCGAAGGAAGAAGAAAAAACAGCGAAGAAAGGGAAACGCAAGGCTAAAGCAAAAGAAGCGCTTGTACCGCGTGTTATGAGCTTTAAGCGGGGGTGATTATGGACGAGAGCACCATTGCCGGATTGATGGGTATATCTGTATTTCTGGTTGGCTTTGTTATTGCCGTGCTGATAACCGTAAAGAGCAAATATTAGATGGGTGACAATATGATTGACCCGCTCATTATCCTTTCTGCCTGCGTCGCTGTATGGCTGGCGATCATGATATTCATTGAAAGCTGAAGGTATTCACCATGAATATTTACGATCTCATCTGGTGGTCGTTGGTCGCCGTCATTATCTATTTCTGGTGGAAGAACGTTGTATAGGTGAAAGCATGAACGCATATGAAATGCTATTGCTGGTGGCTGTAGTTGTAGTTATTGCCGTGGACGTATACCGGGAGTTTAAAAAATGAAATGGCTTGATTTCTTTTTCCTGATCGTTGCGATTGTTCTTACCATGACCGCGCTGACTCAATAGGTGAATATATGGAAACTATCGAAGCTGTATTATTCGTATGTATCGCGGCGGTTGTTATTGTGGGGTTTATTATAAATGTCTGACGGTGATTTCTTAATCATGGCTATATGCACGCTGTTAGTTGTTATTGTTTTCTTCGCGTAAACAAGGTGGAACAATATGAGAGAGTCAGATTTTATATACATGGTTTTAGCTATCGTCCTTATTACCTGGGCGTTTACGATTATGTAAAGAGGCAATCATGTTTGAGTTTATCGATCTGTTAATGTTCTTAGTTTGCTCTGGCGTGCTTATTATCGCGTTAATGTTATGCGTATACGTGATCGTAATGATTACCGGGCTTATTTACAGAGAATCAAAACAGAGATTCAAGGGTAAACAATGAAAGAGCTATTCGACTGGTTGGAAGTATTAACATACTGTGCAAGTTTTGTTGCTTGCGTATATATCATCAATAAATATTGAGAGGTGAAATATGGCCCGCACTAAAAAGGCAAATGCTGACGATAAAAAGCCAGCAGCCAAAAAGGTGGGCCGTCCACATGGCTATTCAGAAGAAAAGGCATTGGAGATCTGCGAGCTTGTGTCGGACGGCGAAAGTATTAACAAGATTTCGAAGATGCCTGGTATGCCTGCACGTTCAACAATCCTCAAGTGGTTCAGAGATGTGCCGGAGTTTTCGGACATGTATATGCGCGCGAAGGAGATCGGCTTCGAGGTGTTAGCTGATGAGATCATCGACCTTGCTGACGCGCCAGAGAACATCAAAAAGGAAGAACTGAACAGACACCATTTGATGATTGAAACTCGTAAATGGCTATTAGCAAAACTGCAACCGCGTAAGTATGGCGAGCGCGTCACACAGGAGATCGTAGGCAACAAGGAAGAAGCGCCCGTCCAGGTGGAAGTCACGAAAGAAGAGATCGCCCGCATCGTCCAGGAAGTAGAAGACGAGGTGTGATTATGCTGACAATCAGAGAACGAGTAATTCAGTCCAAATGTGAAAACGATGGCCTGTTTTTCAATCGCTACTTTTACAAGCAAGCGAACGGAACGAAGATGTTAATCTCAGGCCATCATTTAGCTATCCGCGACGCACTGCAACGCGTTGTCAATGGTGAGATAACCCGACTCATCATTAACATCCCTCCAGGGTACGGCAAAACCATGATCGCAACTATCAACATGATGGCGCGGTCCCTCGCAATAAATCCCCGCACACGATTCCTTCACGTTTCCTATTCCAACAACCTGGCATTACTAAATTCCTCGACTGTAAGAAACATGATCTGCACGCCTGAATATCAGGCAATGTGGCCCATGAAGATCCGCAATGATGCCAACAGTAAATCTATGTGGTGGACAGAATACGGTGGCGGCGTGTACGCGACCTCATCGCTTGGCCAGGTAACTGGGTTCCGTGCCGGGTATATGGAACCAGGATTTAACGGCGCGTTAATCATCGACGACCCATTGAAACCTGCTGACGCTTATTCTGACGTAGTGAGAAAGCAGGTAAACACCAACTATAACGACACGCTTGCGTCACGTCTGGCAGTGCAAACGACGCCTGTTATCGTCATTATGCAGCGCATCCATTACGATGATTTGTCCGGCTACCTGTTACGCGGTGGGAGCGGGGAAAAGTGGTATCACCTGAACCTGCCAGTGAAGATCGACAACAGCGTTGACTATTGGGATTTGTACCCTGAAAACGAGTTCGCCATCCCTATTGCTCACAACCTGCCTGATGGCTGGCTGTGGCCCAGGAAACATAATGACGATCATGAAGCTGGACTGAAAGCACACAGGCGGTCATTTGAGGCCCAGTACATGCAGCGCCCGCGTAAATTCGACGAAGAGGGTGCATTGTGGACTGAAGCCATGATAACCGCAGCGCACCGGATGCAGATAACGCAGGACAAGATCCGCACGGTAATAGCTATCGACCCGGCTACAACATCATCGGAAGAATCGGACGAAACGGGGATCGTTGCATGTTCCGCTTACGGTGGCGGTAAAAATGCTCAGTATTCTGTTGATGGTGACTACTCAGGCCGCATGTCCCCTAATGCCTGGGCGCAAGCAGCAATGAGCGCATACGACATTCATGAGGCTGACGCGATGGTTATCGAAACCAACCAGGGCGGTGAAATGGCAGAGGCCACGCTACGCAATGCAGGATTCAAAGGCCGCATTGTTAAGGTACACGCAAGCAAGGGTAAATTCGCCCGCGCCGAACCAATATCTGCACTGTATGCACAAGGAAGGGTGGCCCACACTGGTGAACTGTACACGCTGGAAAATCAAATGATGGAATACGTGCCAGCTACCGCCAAAAAATCCCCTGACCGTATGGACGCAATGGTATGGGGCATTACCGAACTGAGCCAGCCACAGGCGATGGGCCTCATGTTACCGAAGCGCCTGCGCGGATTTTAAAATCTGCCTCACAACTACCAACAAGTTTTTCTATTTTTCGCGTAGCAACGCGTAAACATGTATTCAGGAGTAAACATTATGCCATCCAATTTAGAATTGGCGGTTAATGCTGCCTTGTCTCAACGCCAGGCGGCCTACGCCCGCTATGCCGCAGCACACCCATTCACTATGGGGATAGATGCCAAACGTGATGCTGCGTGGAGTGAATACGGATTCAAAGAAGAAATAACCTATGACGATCTATACAAGCTGTATCGTCGCGGTGGTATCGCTCATGGTGCTGTAGAAAAGATTGTCACTACCTGCTGGAGAACCATGCCAACGCTAATCGAGGGAACCGAAGACGAGAAGGCCGAAAAGGAAACACCCTGGGAAAGAGAAATCAAGAAACAGTTCGACAACAGATTTTGGCGCGTCATTGCCGAATGTGACCGCCGCCGCCTCATCGGTCGTTATGCTGGCCTGTTGATTCATGTCAGAGATGGTAAGGCGTGGGACCAGCCTGTGACAAAAGGCGTAGGCATTGCCAAATTTACCCCGGCATGGGCTGGTGCTCTGACGCCGAAGGACTTCGAAGAAAACCCGGATAATGAAAACTATGGCCTGCCGACGTGGTGGGAGTACAAGGAACGCATTAACAGTAAGACCATAGCAAGAAGGATCCACCCTGACCGCATATTCATCTTCGGTGACTATTCTGATGATGCAATAGCCTTCCTTGAGCCGTCATATAACGCCTTTGTGTCGCTTGAGAAAGTGGAAGGGGGTAGCGGTGAATCATTCCTGAAAAACGCTGCCCGCCAGTTAGCTATCTCGTTCGACAAGGATATTGACTTCCGGTCACTGGCAGCCACATACGGATGCGACGTCACAGAGCTTCGAGAAAAATTCAACGAGGCAGCGGATGAAATGAATAAGGGTAACGACGTGATGATGGCATTACAAGGGGCCACAGTTAGCCCGCTGGTGACTGCCGTATCTGACCCGTCAGCAACCTATGATGTCAACCTGCAAACCGCCGCCGCTGGTATTGATATTCCGACTCGCATCCTGGTTGGGAACCAGCAGGGCGAACGCGCATCAACCGAAGACCTCCGCTACTTCAACAGCCGCTGTATGACCCGCAGGGAGGAAATCGGCGGTGAACTTGAGGATCTATTCAGCAAGATGGCAGATCTCCGCCTTATCAGTATGCCAATTGACGTATCAGTGATATGGGACGACCTGAACGCCATGACCAAAGCCGAACTACTGGAAGCGGCACACAAAATGGCACAAATCAATCAGGCTTGTTTGGCTACTGGTGAAGAAATATTTAGCGGTGACGAGATCCGCGAGGCTGCCGGATACGATGGCCCTGCCAGTGTAGTGGAAACGGAAGAGGAAAACGATGATGAAGGTGAAGAAGATAATCAGGCGAATACCTCCAGCCGCGATAATGCCATCTAACACCGAAGACCCGACCATGACAGGGAAGTTACGTTCGGGCGCTATCAAGCGTTTTAAAGCCTGCCTGAAGAAAGTTGCGGATCCGTATATTGCCATACTGGACAGAATGCAATACAGCCTGGCTGTTAATAAGAAATACACCTTTCAGATCTACATTGACGAATTACATGACTTGCTGGAAGACGCCAGCGACATGATTGATGAAATATTCGAGTTAACAGACCCGGAGAACTTCTGGTTCTGGCAGGAATACGTGAAAGTGGCATATCAGCGCGGCACTTCACAGGAATATGCCAACCTTGCTAACCAGTCAGTCACATATTCCAGGGCTTACCCTGAAGTGTCGGCGGTATTAACCAGCCAGACCTATCGCACGCGCCTTGCCCTGGTCCGTACCCGTGTATTTGAAGAGATGCGCGGGCTGACGGCACAGATCAAGAAGGATATGGCCCGCCGATTAACCGAAGGCATGGCCCGTGGCTTAAACCCACTCGAAATAGCGCGCACATTGCAGCAGGAAACGCAATTACCGCTATACAGGTGCAAACGTATTGCCCGTACTGAAATATGCACAGCGTTGCGCACAGCGCGTATGGATGAGGCAGAAGCGGCTACTGAAGAGCTTAACTTGCGCACTATGCAGATGCACATTTCGGCATTGTCACCGACTACCAGGCTGTCACACGCACAGCGGCACGGGAAAACATACACCATAGAAGAGCAGCGCGAATGGTGGAGCAAATCCCCTAATTCAATTAACTGCAAATGTAGCACGATTACCGTATTAGTTGACGAATACGGTAATATATTAAACAAACGAATATTAGATCGGGCGCAAGAAAACTATAAGGTTGCGCACGCTAAATATGGCGAAGATTGGGAGTAAAAACCGTGAATAAAGAACTGATTCAGGTTAATACCAAATTAACCGCTAATACCATCCGCCGGGAAACATATAACGGGCGCGAACACATTGTAGTCCCGTCTTATACGTTGCCCTTTAATATCGTTATGAATCGGGAATATTACCCGGAAGCTGAAATCATTGCTAATTATCAATCTCTGGAAGGTACGCTCGCACCGCTGGGCCATCCTACGGTTAACGGTGAATTCGTTTCCGCATTTAGCCCGGAAGGACTGAATATTGGTTTTTGCGGCGCATGGAACAGAAATGTTGAATTACGCGGCAATCGTGTTTATGTGGAAAAATGGGTTGATGTTGAAACCGCCAGCCATTCAGAACAGGGCCGCGAGTTATTGAGCCGACTTGAAGCACTGGAAAAAGGCGAAAGCAAAGATCCGATCTGGTCATCCGTCGCCGTATATCGTCAACGTATGCCAGCTACGGAAGAGATGAAAGCCCAGGGTGCTGACAGCGTTGTTAAAATTATGTCGATCGACCATGACGCTATTTTACTGCATGAGCCGCCCGCCGCATCACCGGAACAGGGGGTTGGCCTGATGGTTAATACCGCAACCGCCAGACCACTGACACAAAAAGCGATGATGGAGGGTAGCTATCGTGCCACAGAGAAAATGCTTTACGCAGCGCTCCAAGAAAAACATAAAGACGCCGACTACGTTTATATTCATGACTTCAATGACGAACAAGTAAGCTACGTTTATTGTGCTTATGATGGTGGCATCCTGGTCGATGGTGTATATCATGAAGCACAACAACGTGAAATTGCTCAAGTTTGCACATACAAAAAACAGGCTGGTAAAATAATTCTCAATGATGGCGAACTGCAAACTAACGAGGAATCGAAATCCTGGTTTACTCAATTCGCTGAACACCTATCCGATTTATTCATCCTGAAAGAAAAAATCCAGGCCAATAAGAAAGAGGAAACCGACATGCCTTTAACACCTGAAGAACGCGCCGAACTGGTAAAAGAAATTAACGAAGGCTTAGCAGCCAATATCGCTAATGCAGTAGCAGAGGCATTAAAACCAGTACAGGCAAGCGTAGAAGAATTGCAGACCAACCAGAAAGCAATTAAAAAAGAAATTGCCGCCAAAGCAGATAAAGAAGTCGAAGAAAAACGCGCCGCAGTAGCAAAAGTTCACGGCGAAATTGTTGCTAACGCATTAAGCGGCGATGCGCTCGATGCAATGTTTAAATCCCTGGGCAAAGCCGCGCCGATGGCTACCAACGCAGCAAGCGAAGGTAAAAAAGGCGAAGTACCAGACTTTAACACCTATTTCTAATTAAAAGGGGATCACAATGTTTCGTTTTCGTCGTGTAAATATTGATGGTAAATCCATCACTGAAACCCGCCTCGCTGGTGCTGAATTAAAACCTGGTGAACTGGTTAAACTGGAAGGCGGTAAATTTGTTAAAGCGACCACAGCAGAAGGCCGCTTGTATATCGTTAACCCTGCTTTCCATGAAGGCAAAACCATCGCCGATGCCATCGCAACGAATGAAACCGTTGTTGCTGACTACTTTGAAACAGGCCGCGAATTCGCAATGCGCGTTGCACTTGGTACTTACACCAAAGATCAGGCCATCCAGGTAAACGAAGTTACTGTCGCGTACTGCCAGGAAGACGTGAAACTGGAAGCTGAAGACTTCATCCGCGTTCGCGTAGCTTAATTTAAAAGGGGAAAAACATGTACTTTACTAAAGAAAACCTCGCTACCAACGCCCGTATGCAGGGCCATTGGAATGAACTGTGGGCGCAACGTAATATCTTTAACGCTCAACATGACGCCATGATTACTGCAAATAAGGCAAACATGACCGCTGAAATGTTGGCCTGCAACGCTGTTGGTGGCTTCGCTCAAGAGTTCTGGAAAGAAATTGATAACCAGATCATCGAACTGAACACCGAAGAAATCGGCATCGAAATCGTCAACGACCTGATGGGTGTTCAAACCGTACTGCCTATCGGTAAAACGCTGAAAATGTACAGCGTATCCGGCGACATTAGCGATGAGGTCGTGATGTCTATGGATGGCCAGGCACCGCACGGCTTTGATCACACAGAATACGGCAGCGATGGCGACCCGATCCCGATGTTTACCGCTGGTTACGGTGTCAACTGGCGTTTAGCTCATGGCTTAAACACTGTGGGCATTGACCTTGCCCTGGACAGTCAGCGCCTGAAACTGAAAAAATTCAACAAACGCCGCGTTAAATTCTACCTTGAAGGTAATGACGCAATGGTTGTTGATGGTCATAAAGCAATGGGCATTAAAAACCACAAAAACACCCAACAACTGACCCTGACCACTGACCTGACCACTGCGCAATTTGACGCACTGATCAACTTCTTCACCATTGGTGAATTCGGTGTTCTGGCCCGCAATAACTTCGTTGCAAAATATGATGTCATGTGGGTGTCACCTGAAATTATGGCTAACCTGGCCCGCCCGCACATCGTTAACGGTGCTGTTGTTGGTAGCGTGCTCAAAACTGTTATGCCGTTCGCACCTGTTGGTGAAATTCGTCAGAGCTTTGCACTGAAAGGCAACGAAATCATTGCTTATCAGCGCCGCCGTGATGTCATCACCCCGCTGATCGGTATGACTACTGGCGTAGTGCCTGTTCCTCGCACCATGCCTACCGATAACTACAATTTCAAAATCATGTCTGCCGAAGGTTTACAAATCACCTGCGACATGTTGGGCCGTTCCGGAGTCGTTTACGGCAAACAATCTTAATTATAAATTTCCTGTAACTCCCCGGCGCGATGCCGGGGATTTTTTTTGTATGTGGAGAAGACAAATGGTCACTACAGAACAGGCGCGGGAATATCTTGAAAGCCAGGGTATTGACCTGCCAGACGTTATCTTATCCTTGCTGGTGGAGCAGGCAAACAGCGTTAACGAATGCCTTGATGCCAACTATCCGGCCTCCACTGCAACATTAATTCAACTTTACCTGATTGGCCTGTTAGGACTTACCCAGGCTAACAAATACGTTTCCTCGCATACTGGTACGAACGGCGCAAGCCAGTCATACCGATATGTCGATTTCAACCAAAAATGGAAAGCAGCCTATTCGTTGCTTTACTCCCTCGATAAACATCACTGCACCGCTGAATTGGTTCCGGCAGATCCACAGAATACCGCGCACGCTGGGCTGTGGATAGGCAAGAGCGGGAGGATGTAGCAATGTGGAATGACCTTACATTACCGAAGCCGCTATTACCGAAGCTGTTCACCCGCGTGTGGGTGCAGACTGATACCGGGCGGCAGGTGGCGGCATATCTCAATGACGCTGGCGAATGGGTAATTCTCTGCCCGCGCGTGGCGAAAACCCATCCGAAAATTGTTAAATGGAGCTATGGCTATGAGTAAGATCGCGAGATTCAGCTACAAAGCGTTGGCCACCATTTACCCCGTGACGCGTGACGACTGGACAAACTCCGATGTATACGGAACGCCATATCTTATTGATTGTGCATGGGAACGCACTGACGGAACCGCAACAGACGCAAACGGGAATGAGGTTAGCAACACAATAACCGTATATACCGAACTGCTTCACAAGATGCAGCCAGTGCAGCGCCCGGAAAAGGGTTGGATGATTGCTACTGGCGACACCACTGCTATTGCTGACCCGCTGGCGGCTGGGGCCAATTTTATAACCGGGATCGTTGAATGGGACATGAGTATGTTTAACGACACGCCGGATTATAAGATCGTCACAGGAGGTTAATTATGCCACTGAAAGGCGTCAGACGCGTCCGTATGAAAATGACGGAAGAAATCAGGAATATAGCAGACAAAAAGACTTATGAAGTGCTGTGGATTGTTGGAAACGTTGCGTCCGGCCTTGCATCTGGAATGACGCCAGTTGATACGGGTTTTTTGATTAACAGCATGTACCAGACTGTCGAGAAAAACGGCAACGGCCTTTGCCTAAGGGTTGGATATACCGCCCGCTATGCTGAATGGGTGCATGACATGCCGGGGACATTAATGGGGCAGCCTCGCGAGCATTTTGGTAAAACCAACAACCTTTCTGATTTCGGCCCGAAACAGGTAGTTGAGTTCGGCGGAGGTACTGGGAAAGGTTATTACTGGGATCCTAACGCTGAACCGGAATTTTTGCGCAAGGCGTTCGAGGAACCAGACAATTTCAATGAAATCTGGAACACGATAAAACTTGGGTACTGGACGAAACAATCATGAAACGCAGCGAAGTATATGACGAAATAAGGGATTGGATTAAGTCCCACGGGTACGACGAAGGTTATATTTTGCAGGCCCGTTTCTGGAATGAGCGATCCAATTCGAATAACGACAGGTACATTGTCATACAGCAAAACGGTGGCGCGGCTGGTGAAGAAGCAGTAACCCGTGATTATTTCCGCATCCTGGTAATTTCAGCACGCAATGACGCAAATATCAGTGAAGTGGAAGACCTCGCCGACGCAATACGCCAGAGTATGATAACCGAATACAAAACTGATAAAATTACTCACATGAAACCAATTGGCGCTATTCCTGCAATGCAGACGAGAGAAGGGCGCTTTATTTTCACCGTAGCTTTCCAAACCATCATATCTAGATAAGAGGTAACTAAACATGTCTCAGACTTGTGATAAAGGTTCGTTCTTAGGCCGCGACGTTGCCGTATTTTACGCTATCGCTTGCCCTAATGCGAAACCTGAAGAAGGCGCTTATAAAGCGTTAGGCATGATGCGTGGCAAATCTCTTTCCGTAGAATGGGAAACCGCAGACGCCACCGCTGATAAATCAGCAGACTACACCAAAGAATCACTGGTAACTTACAAATCTGTTGCCTTCTCAGGTGACGGCGTATCCCGCACCGAAGAAATCCACAACCAGAAAGTACTTAAACGCCACGTTATTAACCCTGGCGAAACAACTGGTGCGCAGCCTTACGTCTGGCTTAAACTCGTTTCTCCGCTCGACGTAACAGAAGGCCCGTTCCTTTGCACCTCCTTTAAAGAAGAAGATCCGCACGACGATGTATCAACATGGTCAATTGAGTGCGAAAGCGCTGGCAAGGTCACAGTAGGTGACGTTCCGTCAGTGCAACAGTAAATATTAACATCGGGGCCATTTGGCCCCTTTATTTTTAGGGTGACAACTATGATTCACGTTCGAACAGGACAGTTTGCGGTTGTGGTTGATGGCAGACGTTACGAATTCAATCCCTGCTTTGCTGCAATGGCTAAGATCGGCAGTGACAGGGAACTGGTTGAATATTTCGCAACGGTGCATGGTGGCAAATACCCACAACGCTTGCCAACGGATACAGACCTCCGCAATCGCATTCTGGCGCGTTGTTATGGTGAGTTAGTGCAAACGTCCATCCACGTCCTGAAATGTTGCTCAGAGGACGAAATAGGCCCGTTATTGGGCGAATGCAGCTTTACTCCTTCTGGTAAGTTAAGACTAAAACCTGGATTGATGCCCACCAGCGACGTTATCACACTGGCGCAACACTGCATGTATCACGGTTTAATTGGTGACGGACCAGATGAAGACACGGTCACAAACCAGGAGGGTGAGTACAAGCCAACATTCGACATCCTTGAGTATGTTTATTCTGCCGTTGCTCACCTGGGGTTGTCTGAGTCTGAGGCGTGGGGTATGACAATGACCGGATATAGGGCCGCTGTACGCGCTAAAACGCCACCAGACGAAAGAAACGAGAAACGTAAGCCAAACGTTCAGATAAATAAACGTGATTATGATGAGCAAATGGAGGCCGCTAAAAGGGTGCTGGAATTGATGAAAAAACGCGAGCAAGAAAAAGCCCGGAATTAACCGGGCCTTTATCTTTATTTGTATGCTGCAAATCTGCATCTTGCCTCATCCAGGTCGTGAATATCGTACACGTTATCGTATAGGTAAGTTGCAACCTGTGTTTTCTGTACGTCAGTTGCGTTTGGGTACTCCATGTTAACGAAAGTCAATGCATCGACGTAGTGTTTAAACATCTTTTTGTTAACACACAGTGCGTAAATCAATACAGCAGGCCAGCAAATCAGCGCACCAAAGAATGCCAATAGCATATTCAGATGTTTTTTCTGAGCCACAACCATAGTTGCGATGAATCCTACGAAGCAAATTACCATTTCCATGATACACCCCCTAATTACGTTTATCTTCGGTTGTCATTGCCAGCACTAGCACAGCCATCACATTAAATGCTAACCATGCCGTAATATATACATCTATAACTGTTTTGATTGTGTCCATTTGCCTGCCCAGCTTATTTCTTGTTTTTAAGTGCTTTCAGCATTTCTTCGATAAAGTCGGCATAGTGCTCATGCTCGTTGGGTCGGTAGTAGTTTTTCATTTTCTTATCCTCTTTTGCTTCCTCCGGTTAATCCGGTCTTCTAAATCCCTTTACTCTATCCCTTTCCTTTAGCCTCTTTATACAAAATGTATTCGTTGAAGTGAAGCCATTTTGTATAAAATAGAGATCAGGATCACACTTTACGAGGTTAAATCATGTCCACCAGTTTAGGTACAATTTATTACGAAGTTGATGCAAAAACTGGTCAACTTCTAGTCGCTCAGCGACAGGCGGACCAGGCTTTTGACAGTATCGAGCGTGGCGCAAAACGCGCTGACCGCCAGGTGAACACGCTTAAGACTTCAATCAAAGCACTATCCAGGGTCATTCATCTGTTGCTTGCTGCGGAGGCGGTTCGCCAGTTTATTGACATGGCGGAGCAGGCAAAAATGCTTCGCGTAAAAATCAAACTGCTTACAGGTGAAGCGGAGGCCACGGAACGCGTTTTCAATAGACTGAAAGAAATATCAAAAGAAACAGGCCAAAGCCTCAAGGATACTGGCGATCTGTGGCAAGGTCTTGCTATATCGCTAAAAAACACATCCGCTACGGAAGGCCAGGTCCTCAACCTGGTTAGCACGCTGCAAAAACTCGGCAACCTGGGCGGCGTGTCTGCGGAACAACTATCAAACTCCATGCGCCAGTTCCGCCAGGCTATTGATGCTGGCGTGTTGCAGGCTGAAGAATTTAACTCAATCCGTGACAACACCCCAACAATCATACAGGAAATGGCCCGACAGATGGGGTTGTCAATGGGTCAGTTCCGCGCTGAAATGCTGGACGGCAAGATCACTGCTGAAAGGATGCTTAACGCGATCCAGGCCGCCACGCAGGAAACAAACGAGAAGTTCGCACAGTTGCCGCGCACATCCGGCATGGCCTTCAACGAGCTTAAAGTTGAGGTTATGGGACTTGTCGAACAGCTAGACGATCTTTTCGGCATATCAGATGGCGTTGTGTCGGCAATAGACTTAATCACTGGTGGCGTTGAGGGATTAGGTAAAGGCGCAAAATTCGCCGCAACATGTTTCAATACACTAAAAACGGCTGGCAGCGAATTTATCGACATGTTTGATGATGTTGCTGTTAAGGCTGGCGAGGTGGCGGAAGAGATTATCAGGATGGTAACGCCAATCAAGGCGCTAATGGATGGCTACAAATGGATGAAGGAAATCATTGACAAGCGCAAGGAAGAGCTAAATAGCAACAACGAGAAGAAATTTGGCCCTACAGTTGGTAAGGTCATGACGTTTGCAAACGACATTAAAAACGCAACTGCCGCCTATGATGAGTTCATGGAGAAACAGGGTGAGGCTGACGATGGTAAGATCACGGGATTCGATCAGCCAGTTGGTAAACCGAAAAAAGGTAAAAAGGGCAAAAAAGACAAGAAATCTGAAGCTGATCGGCTTGGTGATGAAGGTATAAAAGTCTCTGACCAGTACAACAAAGACGCCGCCGCTATGCGTAAAGCACTGGAGAACGGCAAGGCCATTGACGCCGCATTTGCCCAGGGAAAAATAACCCTCCTTGAGTACAAGGCCGCGCAGAAAGGTATAGGCAAGGAACTGAAGGACGAATTGGCGCAAATCCCTGTTGATGAGCTACGCGACAAATGGGACCACATAGTTAGCCCAATGGACCAGCTTAAGGGCGAAATTGACCCAATCAAACAGGCGCAAAATGAATGGGCCGTAAGAAAGCAAATGCTATTGGACCTGGGCGCTACAGAGGCGCAACAGAGACAGGCGCAATTGGAATACGAACAACAGATCCGGGATCTGAAGTGGGAGCAATGGCAGGCGCAAAGCGAAACAAACGGACTGATCGGCGCTTGCGCCAGCGGCCTGAAAGGTGGCATGGGCAATGCCCTTACAGGACTGTTAAACGGTACTCAATCATTAAGCGAGGTTTTTGCCAACCTGGGAAGTAGCATACTTAACACCGTTGGCAACAAACTATCAGAAATTGCCGCTAACTGGATAGCAGATCAGTTAATGATGGAAACACAAAGCAAGGCCACGCAAGCAAGTACCACGGCAGGCGCGGTAGCGGCACAAGGCCAGATTGCAGCGGCGGCGGCCCCGGCAGCGGCGGCTACGGCTGCGTCAACTGGTGGTAGCTGGGCGGCGGCTGGTGCTGCGGCGCTTTCTGCGATCATGTCGCTGGCAACGTCAATCTTTGGTGGCGGGCGTTATAATGGTGGTTCTGTTAATGGTGGTAGCCTGTATCGAGTAGGGGAACACGGAATACCTGAGCTATTCCAGACGAGCAACGGGCGTCAGTATATGATTCCTGGCGAAAATGGTAGGGTAATTCCTGGCCGCGATCTCTTCAATGGTGGCGGCATCAATATGCCTGTGCAAATCACAGTTCAGACCACAAACGGATTTAGCGACGAAGATAGCCGCAGACTTGAGCAGACGATGGAGCGCGTAGCAATGAAAATGATGGCAAGGGAATCGCAACGACCGGGAGGAATGTTGCAACCGCGCCGCAAATAAACAAAACCCCGGTACAATGCCGGGGTTATCTTTTAGTTATTCTCAAATCTTGTATATCCTCTCTCAATTTTCCCTCCGTGTACACTTCTTGTAAACACCGCGTCAGTATACCTGAAAAATGGACATGTATATGTATCCCCTTTGCTATCCATATATTTTAGCACCCATGCCATACGTTTTACATTGCTTTTATTTGCCGGGTTTTTCATTTTATTTTCCTCCGCAAATCACAACCTGCCGTTTCTTGCTATGTAGCTGCGAGCAAACATCACCTGCCAGATGTTCCAGATCTCCCGCCAGGTGAATTTATCGTCATCCATATTTCACCTCATTTATGCGCCCCTTTTACGCCACAGTGGCGGTTGTATTCCAGATGGTCAATAATTAACCACATCTTTAAATCTTCGCTGAATAACCGCCAATCGGGGTTGATGTCAAATTTATAGCCGTAGCCATCGCGTAATTTTTTGGGGTTGGCCTCTTTTTTCAGGAAAGAATTTAATAAAGCCTTGCCTTTTTTGATGATCCGTTCCTGTGCGTTTTTCTGTGCTTTCAGGTTTTTGCCAATCGCCACCAATTTCATAACTCACCCCACGCAATCAATCAGTTGACCACTTTCAGGAAGAAATCACGGTATTCATCTTCTTTTGCATTCATCATGAATTGACCGTATTTGAATGCATCATCAAAACCCTTCACAATCGCAACTTCCACCTGTTCGAATGCTTTGTTTAGCATTACCACTACATAGCGTTCCATATTGGCCCCCTTTGTCGGTACTGCTTTCTCTTCTTGCTTTCTGTATACATCTTGTTGCGTCCTGTGTGAAGCCATTTCGTAAACTGGGTATAATTCTTGTGACGAAGTTATCATTTTTCGCGTAGAAGCGCGTAAAGATGTATGCAATATGTAACTTATAGGGGGAATCATGCCGGAAGTTTTCAGATGGACGCCGCAAAGAAGCTACAGCGTGACCAGGGAACCAAATGTGTCGGTCGTTAAACTTGGTGATGGTTATGAACAGCGCCAGGCGAAAGGGATTAACACGTTGCTTGATAGCTACACCCTGGTTTTTAAAGGCAGTAGCGCAGGATGCGGTGATAGTGGGAACGTGGCGATCCAGGCAGAAGCATTCTTGAGGGCGCGCGGCGCTGTCGAGGCTTTTTACTGGTCGCCGTCTATGGATGGCGTGCAAAGGCTTTTTGTTTGCCGTAGCTGGAGTATGACAAAGGACGGGCCTGTATACACGCTAAACGCAACATTTGAGCAAGTTGTTGGCTAATTGGGGGTGGTTGTTATGTACGGGACTTGTGTAGTGGACAAAACTGACGCTTTTACATTATTTGACGACTACGAGATCAACGACCTTACTGTAAAGGCTGACAATGGCGATACATGGTATCTTCATGATGTTGGTGATGGGTATGTAGGATGCAGATCCAGGGAAGGCAAGGAGGTTTTATTTTTGGTTGATGGTGTATAAAAACAACCCCGCTTCGTGCGGGGTTTTCTTTTAGTAGTTAATATACAGCAAACTCATTGGGTGTGCGTGCGCCATATTATTGGCTATCGCCGCCCAGTCCCAATCGGCAGCATGAACGCCAAATACTATCAGTCCCATTATTATTAGCGCCAAAACTTCTATTTTTCATAATCTGTCACCTATAAGTTATCACGCAGATAATTAACGCCCTTATCAGTAACGAATGAATGGTTGACCTGGTTTTCATCCGTCATGATGATGAATAACTTTTCCTGTAGGTATTTCGCTTTCGGGTACAGTGTTAAACAGACCTGGTACAGTATCCCGCGCTCAATCAGCAAATCAATAAATTCGTGTTCATGATAACCGATAAGGCGGGCGGCCTGTTTCAACGTGTACACATAATCCCCGTGATTACGCCGCGCCATACTCCCACCCTATTTATTGAACGCAGACAAATTGTCGATACAGAAATCTTTTGCCGCTTTTTCGTATTCACGTTTTGCTTCAGGATCGTCAGCCGGGAAACCTTTTGCGTGTATTTCGCCAGGGCAAGATTGATCCATAGAATCAGCAAATTCAACATTGACGTTAAAGTTAATATCTTTCGGGTTCATATCTTCCACCTTATCCGGTATTTGTACTGGAGTAATTTTGAATTCTCTTGCGCGACCGAAGAATCGAACGAGTTTTTCTCCTTCCTCGACCGCCATTTCGTAACTGTCATGCAAGCCGTAACCTTCCCAATCATCACTACCAGCCATCCAGACATCAAGACGATACTTTTGCATTTTGTTAACCTCTCATTTGACAGGTTCTATCCTGTACCCCAAAACGCGGTCATCTTCAGCAAGTAAAAGCGCGTCAGTCAGTGCCTCGCCTTCGTCTTTATACAGAGCTACAGTCATTTCCCTGCCATCAGCCAGGAACACCGTCAACCTCCACACCTTGTCAGCCATATAACACCTCCGCGCCATTTTGTTAACCATGCTTCCTTTTGAGTACAATATACATATTGTAAAAAGCGCTATCAACCGTTTTGGTATGATTTAGCGTGATGGCGATCACAAAATGACAAGGTGATAAAATGCGCAGCATACCTACAGAAATGATTATTGATTCCGTCGATGCAGGGGTCGGAGCGGTAATTGACTTGTTTGAATTAGACCTCACGCCCCTGGGTGGCGAGGTTATCCGCTTCCATTCCGGCACGAATGGCTATTACGGCCCGGTTATCTGGAAGGGCTTGGCTTACAACAGCTACCCAATCGAGGCTACTGGCTTCGAAATGAAAAACGAAGGCGTTTACTCGCGCCCGCAAATGGTAGTAGCCAACATTGGCGGGCTAATCACCGGGATGAACAACGATTTCAACGACCTGCGAGGAATGAAGGTTACGCGCCGCCAGGTGGAAGTAAAATATCTGGACGCTGTCAACTTCCCCAATGGCAATCCAGATGCAGATCCATCTATCGAGGCTGTATCTTTTTACGTCGTTGAGGCGATGAGCGAAGAAACAGCCGACCAGGTGCAATATGAACTTTCAACGCCAATTGATGCCGACAAGGCAGTTATCCCTGGGCGCACAATCCTCGCTGACGTTTGCCAGTGGCAATACCGGGGCGACGGTTGCGGATACAGTGGCGGCCCTGTAGCTACAGATAAAGACGAATCGACCAGCGATCCAAAACTGGATAAATGCAGCCACCGCCTGAGCGGTTGCCGTTTGCGTTTCCCGCGCCCCAATCCGTTACCAATTTCATGTTTCCCCGGATCAAGCAAGGTCGGTTAATTATGGCACTTGAAGATAAAATGATTCGCTATGCGGCAGCCCACCAGCGCGAGGAAGTGTGCGGGTTGGTGATAGATAACGATTATTTTTACCCGTGCTTAAACGTGTCTGAAACGCCGCACAACAGCTTTAAAATATCGCCTGACGATTATATCAAAGCTGACGAATTAGGCGTTATAACCGCCGTTTTTCACTCCCATACTGACAATTCGTTGATATTGTCAGCACGGGATCGACAACAGCAGGTTATTTCCGGCCTGCCGTGGTATTTGTGTTCCGGTGGCATGGTTAGAAAATTCCGCCCGGTGGCTCACCTGTTGGGCCGTAAATTTGAGCACGGGAAAACAGATTGTTACTCGCTTTTCCGTGACGCCTATCACCTTTGTGGCGTGGATCTACCGGACTTTGAGCGCAACGATGGGTGGTGGCTGCGTGGGGAAAACCTGTATTTAAAAAACTTGCCGCTAAACGGGTTTTATCAGGTTGACGCGCAAAGCATTCAGCCAGGTGATGTGATTATCCGCCAGCCGTTTAAAGGCGCTGACCCATGTCACGCGATGATTTACCTGGGAGACAATACTGTTTTGCATCATGACAATGCCGGACTATTAAGCCGCCGCGAGCAAATGCGGCCTGCGTATGTTCGACAGACCAACTCAATATGGAGATCTGACAAATGCTCAAATTTAGATTTACGGGCAATCTTCGAAGATATTACGGCAAGGTGTGTTTAAGCGTTGATACGCCAGCGCAAGGGCTTAACTTACTGGTTGCGCAGAATCATGAGTTCAAAAAGGCGTTTTTAAGTACCCCATTGCGCCTGAGGATTGCCGGAAAAGATTATAACGAAAAGACCGCGCCCGCAGCGGTTAACAGTAAATACCCGGACGGAACTACCGTCATTGTTGCGCCAGTGGTGGAAGGCGGTATTGCAGGGATTGGCGTTGTAGGCTGGATTTTGATCGGTGTTTCGGTTGTCAGCGTTGCGTTCTCGATCTTCATGTCACGCAATATGAAGATAAAAACATCAGCAGAAAGCGCACAAGATAACACCATATCTAACAACACATACACCAGCGTTGAAAACAAGGTTGGCCAGGGTAGACCAGTGCCGATCCTGTTGGGTGAAATGAAAATAGGTTCGAATGTTGGTTCCTTGGGTATTGACACAACCAATAATAAAGACGCCCTAGACGTTGTAAGTTAACAGGAGGGTTAAAGTGAACTGGTCTGAATTGTTTGTTTATGATGAGGATTCGCCTTCATGTTTAAGGTGGAAGGTCACCGCTAACAGCAGAACGGCACGGGCGGGCGACGCAGCGGGGAAAATAGTAGCAGCAAAAAGCGGCAATAAGTATTGGAAAATTACATGGAAGGGCCGCCGCTATTATGCACACCGGATTGTTTTCGAATTATGCAGCGGCAGAAAATTAAAACGCGGTGAAATCATAGATCACATTGATGGTAATGGGCTTAACAATAAATTCAACAACATACGCGTAACAGATAAAAAAGGCAACGCCAGAAACATGACTGTAGGTCGTTCAATAAGGTTTAACGGCTTGCCTTTTGGAGTGTGTTGGCACGCAGAAGGTAGATCTATTAGAGCACGCATTACCACTGATAACGCTAAAAGAATTAGCAAATCATTTAGCGTTATGTCGTGGGGCGGTCTCGAGATGGCGATTAACGCCGCCGTTGCGTGGCGGTCGTTTATGATTGAAGAGCTAAACAAAGCTGGTGCCGGTTACACGAAATTACACGAAACTGGAGGTCTATATGTCTAGTGGTGGCGGTAAGGCGAAAACACCTACCTTGATTAATGATAATTTGTATCACAAACAATTTTATCGGGTTCTGGATATTCTAAGTGAAGGTCCAATTTTTGGCTGCGTCAATCAAACCGCTCCATTAAACAGCGTGATGCTTAATGACACTCCCATCACTGACGCAAGCGGAAACACATCAGTCCCTGGTGTTAGCGTGGCATGGCGTAATGGTACGGCTGATCAATCACCAATCAACGGCTTCAACGCCATTGAATCAACCGTTATTGTCAACGCAAAAGTAACGCATGACACCCCACTGGTCAGGACGGTATCAGATCCGAACGTGACCCGCGTCAGATTAAATGTTGGCGTTGACGCTCTCGTTCAGTCAGATGATATGGGCAATCAATACAACACGTCAGTTATGTTAATGGTTGATGTTAAGCCATCATCATCATCTACGTGGACGCTGGTTAAGGATATTACCATCGGGCCTGGTAAACAGAGCGGTGAATACTTGGAAGCTCACATTATCAACGCGCCGGATGAAAAGCCGTTTGATATTCGCGTTCGCCGAGTAACGGCAGACAGCAACAGCGATCTACTTAGCAATGATACACGGTGGAGCAGTTACAGCGAAATCATCGACGATAATTTGTCTTATCCTCACACCGCTGTAGCTGGAGTGGTGATTGATCATGATCAGTACACTGACACGCCCACCCGCACCTATCACCTTCGCGGACTGATTGTTGATATTCCTGATAACTACGACCCGGAAAAGCGCACTTATTCCGGTTTATGGCTGGGTGGCTTTAAAAAGGCGTACACCAATAACCCCGCGTGGTTGTTCCGCTACCTGATCAAAAACGACCGTTTCGGCCTTGCTCGACAGGCTGGTTATATTGATGTTGACGATGGCGCTTTATACACGCTTTCACAATATTGCGATCAGTTGGTTGATGATGGCTACGGTGGGAAAGAGCCTCGCATGACGCTTAACGCTTACATCACAGAGCAAATGAGCGCCCGCGACTTACTTGATAATATAGCTGGCATGTTCCGTGGTATTGCGTTATGGGATGGGCAACGTCTTACAGTGATGATTGATGCGCCACAAGATCCGATTGCAACTATCACGAACGCAAATGTCGTAGATGGTGTATTCACCCGTTCGAGCCTTGCCCGCGCTGAGTGCTACAACGCCGTGATTGTATCCTGGACTGATCCGGGTAACGGTTGGGAACAGTCAAAAGAGTATGTCTCTGACGATGAACTGATCGCCCGCGACGGCTACAACGAAACCACGCTGGAGGCGTTCGGCTGTACTTCTCGCGGACAGGCTTACCGCGCTGGTAAATGGCTGATCGAAACAGCAAAACGCGAGCCGTCGAAATTTACGTTTAAAATGGCCCGTGACGCCATTCACTTCACCCCTGGGGATATTATCGAGATCCTCGACAATAACCGCGCTGGTGCTCGTTTGGGCGGTCGTATCGTGGCGAACAATGGCAAAGTGATAACGGTCGATAAGGTTGATTCTGAATATATCGCGGCTGGTGACACCATCAGATTACTTGATAACGATGGTAAATTTAAAAAACACCAGATCACCGGAATTAACGGAAACAATATTACCCTTGCTGCGGCCCCGGCATGGATTCGCAATGGCACTGTTTTTGCTGTATCGACTGAAGCAGCAAAACCCGTTTTATGTAGGATCACCAGCGTAGCGGAAACAGAAAATAACAGCGTATACACTATCGAAGCCGCACAGCACGACCCTAACAAACAGGCCGTAGTTGATGAAGGCGCAGTCTTCGAAATCAACAACGACACGCTTAATCACTTCCGCGTACCTAACATTGAAAATCTGAAAGTGTTAAACGCTGGTTCTGAAACGGTTCAATGCCGCGCAACATGGGAAACACAGACAACAACGCATCGTCTTACCTTTGAAATCCGCGTATATAATGCAGACGGTCGCGTGGTGGCAAGTTATGAAACCACGAATTACCGCTATGAATTTTATGGCCTCGACGCAGGCAGCTACACGCTTGGTATTCGCGGTCGTAATGACACTGGCATGAAGGGCGCAGAAAGTATTGTGGATCTGGTTATTGGTGCGCCAGCGGCCCCCGTCGGCGTTAATTGGGTGCCTGGTGTTTTTCAGGCAACGGTGTACCCGATCAGCAAAACAACCCTAACCACTGATACAGCATACGAGTTCTACTACTCAGGGGAAAATCAGATCACAGATCCATCCAAAGTAACCACATCAGCGCAATTCACCGGGCGCGGGTATCAATGGACCTTCGGCGGGATGGCAACGGGGCACACGTATTACGTTTACGTGCGCACAAAAAACGCTTTCGGTGTATCTGACTTTATCGAAGCCAGCGGTAAACCTTCCGAAAACTTCGAAGAAATCACGGATGCCGTGCTGAATGAAGTTATGGAAAGCGAACAATTCCAGAACATGATCAAGGACTCCATGGACGAAGTAACAGGAGGTTTAATGGGTGACGTGGAAGAAATGAACCAGACTATTACCGACCTGAAGGAATCAACCGCCGATCTGGAAGAACGTATAAAAAACAATGAGGACGGAATTGGGGAGCACGAAAGCCAGATTAACGAAATCAGCGTAGAATTGACGGAGCAGGAAAACGAGCTAATGCAGACCCGCGCCAGCCTGCAAAACGCAGCCATTGCGCTTATGAATAACTCATTAGCTAACGCCAGAACCCGCACATCGTTAACGGCGCAATATAAGAGCCAGAAAGCGGAAACGAAAGCAGAAATTGAGCGCATTGATTCAGTTATTGCTACAGAGAAGGAGGCGACCGCGCAGAAACTGGAGCAATTGCAAGCCCAAATCGATGATGATGTGTCGGCAGCCATTACCGAAATGCAAACGGCACTTGCTACCCACGAAAAGGCCAACGCTACACAGTTTGCGGAGATTAGCGCATCACTGGAAGCAAACGAAGCATCGATCACGGAGTGGGGCGAAGCGTTTACATCTTACAAGGAATCAACCGCCACGCAGATCGAAAGTATCACGGCCTCAATCGACGGGCAATCGGTATCAATCGAGGAAAACAAAACCGCAATTGCCGGTATTGAAACAGATATGTCGGCAACGTGGAGCATTAAGATCGCTACTGACAATAACGGCATGAAGTATGCGTCCGGGATTTCGTTAGGTATGACCGGATCGGGAAGTAGCACACAATCACAATGCATTTTCCTTGTTGACCGTTTTGTGCTAATGACGGCGGCAAACGGCACATATACGACACCTTTCTATGTTACAAATGGTGCAATGTATGTGCGCGAAGCGTTTATTAAAAACGCATCAATAGGAACGGCTAAAATTGCAGATGCAGCAATCACTACAGCTAAAATTGCACAGCAAATACAGTCAACCAACTATAAAGCCGGTTCGGCTGGCTGGATGATTAATAAAAACGGTAGCGCGGAGCTTAACAACGTAACGGTAAGGGGGGCGGTGTATGCAAATAGCGGTAAATTTAAAGGGTCGCTAGAGGCTACAAGTTTTGTAGGCGATGTCGCGTCAACTAACTTTATACCTCAAGCATCATTCCCTAACCAGTCGGACAGTGCATCGCGTTCTGTTACTAAAACTTATACAGATTCGTCTTCGAGTTCGCTTTCTAAAACCGTTTTTGTGATGATTCCTTATCACCTGACTTACTATCAGTATTCTCAGTCAACAACCATAAAAGTGACAATAAACATTAATGGAAATAGTAAAACATATTCAGTCGTGAGGGCGGCATCTACGCCTCAATTTGGATTTACGGTATCACATTGCGTCACAGGGATCACGGCGCAAAAAGTAACCATAACAATAACAGAAGAATACACCAACACCAGTACAGGTACAGAAAGAAGGGCTGGACTTGCGCTTGTTACAAGGAGTTCTGGTTCTTGGTCATAAAAAATAACCCCGCTTCGCGCGGGGTTTTCTTTTAGTAGTTAGCTACACAATTCGACGGGCTACCGATGCGGCGCATGTTGTGATCGAGTTCATGACACCATTGTCCAGTATACGGAAGTTTTTCAGTGTCATAGACAAGATGACCATTAGCATCATAGACAATTTCTTGCGGAATCACTCCGCTATTTGGCAGGTTGTGCAATGCAGCATCTTTGTCAACAGCGCAACCAGTAAGAGCAACAGCCGCAGCGAATAATACCACTTTGAACATGTTTTTCATTTTTGAATCCTCATTCTTGTTGGTTCATCCGGTTTATCCGGTGGCTTAAATATCCGACAAAACCACATTTTGTATATTGATATAAATCAACAAAACATTTTGTGTAAGCATAAAATGCAACATAGATCACAAAATGGTAGAATTATTCCGTTAATTAACATAATGGAGTCATTGCGATGATTTACACAACTGGAACAATTGCCATCAATGGCAACACAGTTACAGGCACGGGAACAAACTTTTCCGCGCCTCTTTCTCTCATCCGTGTAGGGTGCACGCTTATTGCAATCGGCAATCCGGTGCAGATCTTTACCATTACAGAAATTAAAAGCGGTACTGAATTGTCAGTGACGCCAGCGGCTAACCCTGCAATCCCTGCGGGAACAAAATTTAGTATTCTGCTATCTGACTCGATCTCAGTTGATGGGCTTGCTCAGGACGTAGCCGAAACGCTGCGTTACTACCAGGGCAAGGAAACAGAGATTGCCGCTGCCGTTGAATGGTGGAATGAGTTCGGCGGTGATGGTCAGATGAAGCAGCTTCTTGCCGACATTCGCACAGAAACGGCGAAATCAACCGCCAACGCTCAAAAAACAGAATCAGACAAAAACGCGGCGGCTGCATCAAAGACGGCGGCAGCAAACTCAGCCACAGCGGCAAAAGCGTCACAGGATGCAGCAAAAGCCAGCGAAACAGCATCCAGCAACAGCAAAACAGCGGCAGCCACCAGCGAAACGAATGCGGCAAAAGCAGCAGCCGATGCGCTAAACTATCGCAACCAGGCTCAGGCCATTACCGGATCCAACATAGGTCTTTCCACAAATCCTCGAGATTGCCCAGATATTTCAGGAAACCCATCAGGTTATATTGGCTTTCTGCGCATCATGGAAGGTGCTGCTACCGGGTGGCCTTCTATTGCTTCAGGTGAGCGCTATTTATCTGGCTTTATTTGCCCTACTTTGGGCGGCGTACCAGAATTTGCTGGCCTTTTTATAGGTAAGATAACTGGCAGTGCTTACACTTATAAATGGAGTGAATCAACAGGCCCGCAATGGTTACGACACGCAAGAAAAGATGAAGTAGATCGCTTGCTTCAGGTTAGTAACACTGCAAAAGAAACTCAGTTGTGGGACGGAGAAAAGAAAAATTATATCTTCGTTAATAACACTGGGTGGGGTGCTTATTCAAACGGCGGGGCGATTAAGTTAGGCGTTATGTATGGCGGCACTGGTGCTGGAAACGCAGCAGAAGCCAGAAAAAACCTAATGGTTATGCATGATGCAAAAACTACCCTTAGCGATAGCCAGAATCTTGATGACTTAAAAGGAAGCGCATCAGGCTTTTATCATCAAGTATCATCAGCAAACGCAAAACCTGAATTAAATTACCCTATACGGATCGCAGGGTCATTGTTGGTGCAAAAAACTGGCGCAGGAGATTCTGAGGGGTGCATACAGACCTATTATTTGTTTAACAATATGGCAATTATTTATAGAAGGTCTTATGGCGAGCAAGGTTGGAGCGCATGGAAAAAAATAGCATTAACAGAAAGAGTTGAAGAAGGCGAATCCACCACTTACGTTTATTCGAAATATTTATCAGATGCGCCACGCCTTCAGGTGTCAACATCTGGATTGTGGGGTTGCCATAACGGATCTGGATGGGTTCCATTAAGCGTAGCGCAAGGCGGCACTGGTACGACAAGCCTTGATAATGCCAGGACTAATCTAGGATTGGGTAGAAGTAACAGTCCACAGCTTGATAGTATGTTTCTCGACAAAACTAGTGATTCTACTAGCAACTACACTAGTAGCGGGATGCTACATACTAGACTGTTAGCAAGTGATAACACTGTGCGCCTTGCTGGTGATATGTATGTTCAGACCTACCCAAATGAGCAAGGTCGACTAACAATAAGGTTTACATGCGGTGGTTCAAATAGCACTACTAGATACATAAATCTTACCTCAGAAGGTAATTTGCTTGTTGACAGTGCGATACTTAAATCAACGATTGAAAAACCTTTACAAATAAATAGTGTTACCCCTGCAATAAGATTTGATGAAACAGATCGCCCTGCAAACACACCTACTTATACTCTCGCTGCTAATGCTGGCAACTGGTTTATTCAGAAGCGCGATTATGATAATGCCGGAAGCGTTAGTAACGCAATTGCATATAGTTTCGCAAACGACAGACTTGATGTGACAAACATTAAAGCGTCTGGAAACGTTACGTGCGTAGCAGTAAACCAATCATCTGATCGCGACCTGAAAGACAACATTCAGGTTATAGGTGATGCAACTGAAGCAATCCGCAAAATGAACGGGTACACCTATACCCTTAAGGAAAACGGCCTGCCTTACGCTGGCGTTATCGCTCAGGAGGTTATGGAGGCGCTACCGGAGGCTGTTGGATCGTTTACTCATTACGGTGAAGCGTTACAAGGCCCAACCACTGACGGCAACGAGCTACGCGAGGAAACGCGTTACCTCAATGTTGACTACGCTGCGGTGACTGGTTTACTTGTCCAGGTGGCACGCGAAACAGACAAGCGCGTCACCGAACTGGAAGAGGAGAATGCCAGCCTACGAGCTAACATTGCCGTTATGGATGAACGGATCACAAAACTTGAAGAGCTTGTCCGGCAGTTGACCGAAAGCGAAGAATAAGAGGTGATGTGCGAAGAACATCGCCGCGCGAAACGAGGCTAACGCCTCGTTTCTTTTTGTGTACCAAATAGTGACCAAATTGGTAAATCAAAAACAAAAACAAAGCATAAGACGTTGAATACAAATTAGTTTTTCTACATGCTACCCATTCAAAAGATAAGCGGATAGGGCAAGACTAACGAATAGTAAGTACCCAGTTTTGCGTCTGGTTTGTAGCGTTGCAGGAATCCAAGAAACAGTGGAACAAAAGGAGATACCGGCGCTAAAGGCAATACGGATGAGTCGGCAATACGAAAGAGGATTTGCGCAAATGCCGGGTGAAAGCCAAGTAGCATAAACATTGGTACGAAAATGGGGGCCAGAATCGACCAGATTGCGGAACCGCTGGCAATAAACATGCATAAGAAAGAGGAAAGCAACGCCAGACCGACAAACGCCGGGATGCCGCTAAGCCCTGAACTTTCAAGTATATCGGTCAGCCCCACGGCGATGAATTTCCCCATGTTGCTCCAGTTAAACATGGCGACAAATTGGGCGAGGGGAAAAACCATCACGATAAATCCCGCCATCTCTTTCATCGGTTCAATCATTAAATGCGGTAAATCCGCCTGACGTCGAATTGTGCGGGTAGCGATGCCATAAGCCAGCGAGACAACAAAGAAAAAAAGAATGATCAGTGGCACGATACCTTTAATAAAGGGTGATGGCATCACGGTGTGATTAATCGGATCGCGCAATATCCCGTTTTCCGGGATCACCATCAGCGCGATCGCAGCAATAAAAAGTAGCGATACGACACCTGCTATGCGTAAACCAAAACGCTGACTTTCGGTCAATGTCTGCAGTTTCTCATCGCTGTTTCCCTGCCATTGACCTAATCGTGGCTCGATGATTTTGTCGGTTATCAGGCCGCCAACAATCGTCAGTACGACTACGGAGCTGGCCATAAAATACCAGTTATCAATTACACTGACGTGCATTTGCGGATTGAACGCAGCCGCCGCTTCCGTGCTGATCCCCGACAGCAACACGTCGGTTGTGACAATCAGTAAATTAGCCGTAAAGCCGCAACCTACGCCTGCAATGGCAGCCAGTAAACCTGCAACTGGATGCCTGCCCACCGCCAGAAAAATCAGCGCACCCATCGGTGGCATGATCACTAACGCCGCATCGGAAGAAATGTGGCTGAAAAAAGCAATAAACAGCACCATATAACTGGCGTAGCGGGCATTAACATGCGATGCCATTTTAACCATTAGCGCTGGCAGTAAGCCGACGCGCTCCGCTAGGCCGGCACCTAAAACCAGCGCCAGGATCGCTCCAAGTGGAGCAAAACCGCTAAAGTTTTTAATCACATTGGGTAAAAACCAGTGTAATCCTTCCACACTGAGCAGGTTTTTCACCACCACCGGCGTACCATCGGTCGGGTTTTTCGCACTGACGCCAAAGGCTGACAAAATTGCCGTCGTCACCATGAGTACGATTATCAAATAGATAAAGAGCAAAAAAGGATGGGGAACCTTGTTACCAATTCTTTCGACCCAGCCATAGAGCTTCCCGGATTGGGAGGACGACGGTATGGATGACATACTCAT